CTGCTCACATGGCAAATACTATCGTCAGCTTTAACGGTTCTTTTGGAGCAGTCCATGATAGCTTCAGTACACATGCGGATGAAGTTGATTTCCTACAAGAAGTAACTAAGATGACATTCATAGCACAGTATGATGTAGAAAACTTCTTTAACATACTTCAAGATAACCTTATGGATAATAAGGATACCTTCACGTTTAATCAACCTGATCTAGGTAATCTAGAACTTTCTGATATAACTAACTCGGAGTATTTCTTTTGTTAACAACAGGATTATTAATACTTTTATTACTATGGCTAATAGTAATGCAATGAGTCGGTAACGAACCGTCTCGGTGAGTCGGTACCTAATACCTAATATGAAAGGGAAAAATGAAAATAAAAAATCTTTATTATGTTTATAAACATATTGACCCTGATAACGGAGAAATCCTTTATGTAGGTATGGGTACTGGTTCTAGAGCATGGGCATCAGGGACTTCTAGCGGAAGCAGTAGGTCTAATGAACATGCTGCTTGGATTAGTGACAGGTATGAAGAGGGTTACACAATGAGTGATATTACTTTTGTAATGGAAACTTTGTTAACCAAAGAACAAGCTCTTAGTATAGAGCTATCTTTAATTAAAGAATTAAAACCTAGGTTTAATAGGTTATCAAAAGACTTTGTTAATAAAAAATATACTAAAGAACAAGCAAAAGAAGCCTTATCTCTTTTTAAAAGTGGTGTTAGGTATTGTGATATCCCAAGAGAACTCGGTTTAGAATCATCTAACATGAGTGTTCTTGGAAAACGTATGGTAGAATCTGGAGAAAAATTTGAAGACTAATATGAACTCTTATCAGCAGCTGATTGCAAAATCGAGGTACGCTCGATACCTACCCGAACAAAAACGTAGGGAGAACTGGGATGAAACTTCTACTCGATGGGTAGACTTCTTTAAAGAACAGCTTAAAGACAAGATCAATACCCAAGATACTATCTGGGATATCTTAGGGACAAGCATTAATAACTTGTCAGTACTCCCATCTATGCGTTCTGTTATGACTGCTGGTGAAGCTCTTAAGCGTACACACGTAGCTGCATATAACTGTAGTTATCTTCCTGTAGATCATAAGCGTTGTTTCGATGAGGCTATGTATATCCTATTGTGTGGTACTGGTGTAGGCTTCTCATGTGAGCAAGTCTATACAAACAAATTACCTACTGTACCTACATTAGAAGAATCAGATAAGATCATCACAGTAGAAGACTCTAAAGAAGGCTGGTGTGAGGCATATAAGTTGCTTATCAGTCGTTTATATGCTGGCTCTATTCCCAAGTGGGATGTATCCTTAGTACGTCCAGCAGGTGCTCCACTTAAAACCTTTGGTGGTCGTGCCTCTGGTCCAGGACCCTTGATTGACTTGTTCCAGTATACTGTTAACAAGTTTAAGAATGCACAAGGTCGTCAGTTGAAGCCTATCGAGTGCCATGATATCATGTGTAAGATTGGTGAGGTAGTCGTTGTAGGTGGTGTACGTAGGTCAGCCATGATTTCCCTTGGTGACTTAGGTGACTATGATCATGCTACAGCTAAAGCAGGTGCATGGTGGGAAAACCATGGTGAACGTGCATTGGCTAATAACTCTGCTGTATACAATAGTAAGCCTTCTATTGGTGAATTCATGAAGGAATGGTTAGATATCTATAACAGTCACTCAGGTGAACGTGGTATCTTTAACCGTGAAGCCTCACAGAAACAAGCTAACAAGTGGGGTCGTAGAGATATCAACACTGACTATGGTACTAATCCATGCTCAGAGATTATCCTTAAGCCATATCAGTTCTGTAACCTGTCTACAGTAGTTGTGTCTCCTGATGACACCGTTGCTTCCCTTAAAACTAAGGTTCGCTTGGCTACTATTATGGGTACAATGCAGTCTACACTGACTGACTTCCCTTATCTTCGTGACATCTGGAAAAAGAATACAGAACAAGAGCGTCTCTTGGGTGTGTCTATGACTGGTATCCTTGACAACCATATCCTCCGTGGTAGCAGTACACAGCATAACCTACGTAATGTCCTTGAAGAACTCCGTGATGTAGCCCGTGAAACTAATAAAGAGTGGGCAACTATCTTAGGTGTACCTGAATCAGCCGCTATTACTTGTGTTAAGCCTGAAGGTACTGTGTCACAACTTACACAGACATCTAGCGGTATCCATGCTGGTCACGCACCATACTATATCAGACGTATTCGTCAGGATAAAAAAGACCCATTGACTCAGTTCTTGATTGACCAAGGTGTTCCTCATGAAGACTGCGTTATGAAGCCAGACCAGACAGCTGTGTTTAGTTTCCCACAACAGTCACCAGGATTTACCCGTAAGGATATCAATGCTATTGAACACCTTAATATTTGGTTAGCATACCAACGTTTTTGGTGTGAGCATAAGCCTTCAGTAACTATCTCAGTTAAAGACCACGAGTGGATGGAAGTAGGCGCATGGGTATATGAACACTTTGATGAGTGCACTGGAATTTCTTTCCTTCCTGATGATGGGGGTACTTATCGGCAAGCACCATACGAGAACACTGACGTTGAAACTTACCGTAATCTGCTTAACACCTTACCTGCTATTGAATGGGATCTCTTTATTGAAGACCGTGACAATGTAGAAGGTGTGCAGACTTTAAGTTGTGCCGCTGGCGGGTGTGAAATCTAAATACAACTACTGGCTAGTCGGTACCTAATAGGAGGTATCAATTATGATTGGTCAGAAATTTAATAAGTGGACTGTGGTTGAGTTTGATTCTAAAACAAAAAACCACAATTCACTTTACAAATGTATATGTGAATGCGGAAAAGAAAGCATTGTAAAGGATTCTAATTTACGAACAGGTAAATCAAAGCAATGTAAGTCTTGTTCTGCTAAAATTAATGGGCGTAAAGGTTTAGATGCTCAATCTAAACAACATCTGTATTTCATTCGTTGTGGTGATTATATTAAAATTGGATCTACAGATGATATAGAAAGAAGAATTAAAAATTTAAAACATGCTAACCCATATCCAATAGAGCTTATAAAAATTATGCTGAATGAAGGTCACTTAGAATCAAAATACCATGATCAATACAAAGATAAACGAATCCACGGTGAGTGGTTTAACATGAAAGAGTTAAATGAAACTACTTAAATTCTCTGCAGCATGGTGTCAACCATGTAAGCAACTAGATGCATTCCTAGCAGAAGCCTTGTTAGAATATCCTGAGATTGAACTTGTGAGTATGCCTATTGAAGACAATAAAGATTCAGTATCATACTACGGTATCCGTACAGTACCCACTATGATTATGGTTGATGACAATGATCAGGTACTCAGGACTTCTGTAGGCTTTATACCTACTAAGGTTAAACCTTTTTTAGCAGGTACCTAATAGAAAAGCGGGGTAGCTCAGTAGAAGAGCGCTGGACTCATAATCCAGAGGTCAGAGGTGCGACTCCTTTCCCCGCAACCCTCGGTCCGACTCTACCGATACGGAGTCACAGACAAAATGACAGTGGTATAATTCAACTGGTAGAATCGAGGATGTATAAGCTTCGGGATGTGGCGTTCGAACCCCACTACCACTCTCTAATCAAGGACACAACATGGCTAAAGTAAAACACCCTAAGTATTATTCAAGGAAGTTCCTTAATAAAACTAGTGGTACAGCATTAATTGAAATTAGGGCAGATATCAGTGCTTATTCTATGGATGGTACTATATGTATATCTGACTGTTATCGTAAGACAGAATTAGATATGCACATATATGATAAGAAATCATTAAAAGAAAAGTCTGATAAGCTAGACTTATTAATTAAAGAGTTAAATTTATATAAAGATTTTATAAATAATAATGCCGATTATTATTTTAAATTAAAAGAAAATAATAAAGATAAAAGCTTATTAGCATTATTAAATGAGGATGAAGATGATTAATGAACATGATATCATGGATTTATGTCCTGATTACTATAAAACTCAGGAAGAAATCCTGCATGATGACAGAGCCTATTGGTACGACATTGAGCTACAGGGGCTAAAGCTTCCTGAGGTATGGGGTAAGTATATCTTAGGTGAAAATGTTAGATCCTACGAGTTTAATATTAGCAAAGGCTATTATGGGTAAGGGTAGCGGTCGTAGACCAACCGATGAAAACAAGTTCCAAAGTAATTATGACCTGATCTTTGGTAAAAAACCACCTGAAGGTCAGGATAAAGAGAAGGAAAAACAAGATGGCAATGACACCACCCCAACCAAAGAATAATAGTTTGATTACACAGCTTACTGAATTGTATGCTAATAACTTTGTAACATACTATAAGTCACATGGATACCACTTCAATGTTGAAGGTCCAATGTTTGCTCAAGACCATGCACTACTAGAAGAGATTTATGATTTTCTTTGGGCGCAACATGATATGCTCGGAGAACAAATCCGTCAAATGGATAAAGGAGTACCATGTTCTCTTAAAGAAATCCTTGGTATGACTGAGATTGTAGAATGCGATTCAGCAAAGAAACCTAGTAAAGAAATGTTTACGTGGTTGAATGAAGACTTTAATTGCTTGATTGAGTATGCACAACAACTATATGATGATGCTGATATGCAGAGTTATGGTGGTCTTGCTACTTTAATTGGTGACTATATTAAAGACTTATCTAAGTTAAATTGGAAAGTTAAAGCTACTATTGGAAAGAGTTTTAAATGAAATCATATAACGTACAAGCATTAAGAGGTCATGATTATGATGATCATGACTTTCAAATAGATATGCGGGATGTTGGTATTAATATCCCTGATAATGTTCTTTATACTAAAGACCTTGGTCCTTATGTAATTAATGAGGTATATAAACAAAGCTCAACAGGCTTAGTTGATGTTCTTAACGACAAAACAGGTATGCTTTATACCAAGGCAGAAGCTGAAGAAACTGCTAAGAGTAATAAATCACAAGCATTAGATATGTATAACCAGCTATTAAGCTAAAAAAAAAAAATAACCCCTACTAGGATAATTCCTAATAGGGGTTTTTTATTTGTCAGGTAAAGAAGTAAATCATTCCCTTGTTGCCTCGTGCTTTAAGTTCTTTTAAGAATGCATCACGTTTGTCTTTATATTTTAAACTATCCCAAGCATATATGCCTGAATATTTTGAATTAAAATTATAATACATATACATATTATCTGCTAAAGATTTTGCCTGTTGTTTTGTAATACGAGTAGATTCAGGTCTATCAGGACCCGGAGGTGTATAACCTGAAGATTTACTTTCAAGAAATTCTTTCAATTTCTTTTGGTAATCTGCTAACTCATTTGGCTTTTTATCTTTTAGATATTTGTATTCACGATCAATAGTAGTAAACATACCTTTGTAAGGTGATCCTGGACCAATTACAATCTCATCATTACGCATCATTTCAGGAACAGCTTCCCTGAGTTGCTTCATAAAGTCAGTAGTAAAACCTTTAGCCATGTTCCACTCAAACACTTTGGGAGCTACAATATTGTTAGCTACATAGTGAACAAAGGGATAACTCATAGAGTCAACAATAAAATTATCAAACACAGGAATAATAAAGCTAGAGTCTGCTGGTGTTTTATTACCATTAAGTAACCTTGCTGTCTCAGCAATAATAATTGACTCACGGTATTGACCAAATGTAGGACCAACTTGGTTAACTGCTCCAGATCCTTCTTCAGGTATAAACAAAGACCCATCGTCTAACCTTAAGCCTTTAGCTTTAGCTGGTGCTAGAGGGTTAAACATTCTGGCAGTTTCCATTATACGTCTTCGTATACCTTCTGCACCTTTAATCTGAACAATATTTCCTGTAGGTTCAGTACCAAATCTACCAATAGAAATGTTTTCATTATAGTAACCAATTGGCTTAGGAACTCGACCAAACATTTGTAGATACCTGACCATCTTTTTAGGTAATACATATTGCCAAGAGTCAGTTGTCTGTTTTAAAGTTGATTTATAAATTTCATTAATGTCTTTAGCTAAAGCATTAACGTCACCATTATAAAACCTTACTGCTTCATCCCTAAATTCAGGATGACTCTTTAAGAAAGCTTGGGCTTCTGCAATGTGGTAATTAGCTGGCTTACCATAGTCGGTAGTCATCAAGACTTTCTTTGAGAAGTCTTTATTGAATTGTTTATTACCAGCAACCCCTGCACCACCATACTTAGCAAGTAGAATTTTAAAGTTTTCAACCTTATCTGGTTGACTATCTCCAAAAGCAGAAGAAATACCTTGATCTAAAGCTACTGTTGTAAAGTAATATCGTGGATCACCCTTTTCATTAGGTAACGTATCGGTAAATAAATCACCAACTTTGTCAATAAACTTATCCCATACCAAACCAACACGGCTTAAGATATCCATGTTACCAACGTCAGAAGCTAAGAAAGAACGACCAGCTGAGTTCATATCAAGAGCTACAGTAACCCTTGGAGTAAAAGGAGTTCCATTCAACTTAGAGTCTAAGTAATTAGCAGCATCAAGATAAGCTTGAAGCTTGTAACCCCAGTCATCTCTATCTGCTTCTTTAAGGAAATTATCTAATGCACCCTTTTGAGCAGGAGTAAGCTTTTCAATAAGACCTTCTGGTTTACCTAAGGCATTAACAACTTCACGGGTATTGTTAGGAACAATGCTACGTAACAATCTACCTTTTGCAGCAGCCTCAGCAATAAACTCTGGTGTTACTGTTTGTAACAAGTCAGGTAACAAAATAGATTCAGATGACATACCTGCAGACCTACTTGAGTCAAGCACACGACCAAGTGTTGTAAGGAAGCTTAATTCTTTTTCATCTGCTGACAAAGTAAAATTATTATTTCTTGCTTTACCTGCAATCCTACTAAAGAAACCTTCAGCAGTTGCTTTGTTAACCCCTGTATTATGGAAGTTACTATTAAGCATAATAGGAGCAGACTTACCTACAGTTAATGCACGAGTCCACTTATTACGTTGTGGATTAAAGTCAGTTGCATCCTGATACATTCGGTGTGTTGCATAGTCTTCCCAATAAGTAGAGAACTGTGGACCACCATAAGCCACATGCTTTGCCATGTCACCTAACTCAGTCTGAAGGTTGTTTACTTTTTGATCAATAACTTCTGCCGCTGTTTTGTTTCCATTAACAGAAGCATCTTGAATGTCTTCTTCAGATACCTTTAACAAGCCCATAACATTTAATTGTGCTGGACTAGTTGGATTCATTACATGACCGAGAATAGCTTCATTAAACAAAGCAGCAAAGTAAGCTTTAACAGGAGAAATAAATAAGGGTACTTTAGCTACAGCACCTTTGGCCTCAGCCATTTCTTTGGTAACAGTATACTCTTGCTTTTTCTTATCCATTTCACGGACGTCTTGCAACGCACCTTGATAAGCACCTGTCTCTGTTGGAGGAGCCTTTTGAGCTTTTCCTGACAATGCACCAGTAACACTACGTTGCATGCCTTTGCTTTTGTATCTCAACTCAGCACCTAAGCCTGGACTTAACCTGAGAATCTCAGTACCTTGTGGATCAACATCCTCAATTAAGTATCCCTTATCAACTAGCGCTTGGCTAATAGTTGCACCAGCTGCTTCATTAGAAATGTTTTGATTAATAGCTTGAGAGTTACCAACAAAAGTTTCTTCTCCTGCACCTTTAGATAACTTTTTAAACAAACGACCTAGGTTCTTCTCAACCATGTCCCGTTTAAGACCACCGTTAACAGCTACTTTACTTAGCGGACCATCACCATCATCCATCAACATTTGATCTAAGCCACTGATATCAGAGTTGTCTTCAGCAGACATGATTTCACCGTCTTTTTGATTTGCAGCACCTGACAACATAGGAGCTAACAAAATAAAAGAAGTAGTAGCTGCATTACCAACTTGTTTAGTATCTAAACCAGTACCTTGTTTAAGGTAAGTAAGACCGTTAAGTTGTGCATTAGAAGTTGTTCCTTCTTTATACAAACCTACACTTAAATCGTTTAAACCATTAGCAATGTTCATAGCAGTACGAACAATAGCACCTGCTTCAGTAGCCTGAACTGCACCATCACCATAAGCAGTCCTAATTCCTTCTTCATTTTCCCAACGAGAAGGATCAAGGATTTTCCTTGCTTCCATTTGACTGTTACGTTCTTCTTGAAGCTTGCTATAGTAGTCTTCGTTAGTACTTTCACCAGCAAAAGTATCCATACCAAAGCCACCATCCTCTTGAGGGGCTTCAGTCATCTCTGGCATGTCATCAATAGGTTGTTGAGTAGGAATTAATTCCTCTGCTGGCATACGAACATCAGTACCCGCTAGTAGCCTTGCATCAGGAGGTAATCCAGATAACCTTCTTGCAGGAACAAACTCTTCTTCTTCACCAAATATCAATGATGGATTAGGAATTGTTTGTTGTTCAGGTGGTGGAGGAGCATTCATACGAGCATTAGCTTCGTTGATTTGCTGTTGAAGTAAATCGTCTGCAATACGTGGTATTGTAGGTACGTTAACCTTTGTATTAATATTAATCGCCATTTGATTTTCCTAATTCTTTTTGTAAGTATTTAGCGAAAGCGGGACTTGTTCCAACTATGGGAAGCAGCTTCGCACCCTGTTCAATCTTTTTACCTTCTGGTGCCTCCAAAGCTCGTTTAACCTTACTAAGGTATGAGAGCTGTGCAGATTGATCGGCAATCCTATCTAAAATATCTTTCTTTTTGTTGTCTTCCATCAACGGGAACATCTGATCAAACACTCTTTGTCCAGAACCTAGTATACCCATTTGATTAATAACTCTTAAGAATTCTTTGTTTTCTTTAACCCATTTAGGTGGGCTTTCTCCGTACTTGATCATGTCTTTAATGTACAAAGCAATCATAGACAAACCAATCATCATAGCAATAACAGCCGCAGAATTCTTTTGGTCTTCTGATCCTGCTTTACGCAAGTCACCTAACAACCGTGGAAGAATATTAGCAGTAAATGCTGATGTGTATCCTGTAAATTGAGTAAATAATTTTAAATAAGGATCACTATAAAACTTAGGTCTGTTAAGAGTGCTAGGTAAAACAACAGCTTCGTTAACAAAGTTATAAGTAGCTTGTTGTAAGTTATTAACAACATAATCTTCTTTAGACTTTGTATCAGCATCAATAGCCATCATGTATTCATAGTCAACATTTATTCTTCTTAAGTGGTCTTTAGCATCTGTTATTTCTTGCTCTGTACCTGTACCTTGAGTAACAACGTCTAACCAATTCTGAATAGCATCAGCTGCAATAGCTAAACGAGCATTACGAGTAATAGCAGTTACAGAAGTAAGACCAGTTATCTTAAAGAAACCATCAGTCCATTTTGAATAGTAAGAAGTTAATATATCATTACGATGCCCAATACCACCTTCTCTAAGATATCCTGCTTCAGATAATTCTGTTCTTATCCTAGCGTTTTTGATAAGAACTCTATCAGAAACCTTATTACCAAGCTCTCGATATATAGCACCCATCTCACTACCCGTACTCTTAAGCAATGCAAGAGTAGCTTTAGCGGCTTGTGGCCTATTTAAATTACGATATATCTGAGCAAACTCTACAGTAGAACTAATAGCGGCTAATGGTAATGCAGTAATAGTAGATAAAAAGTTAAGGGTATTTAAACCACCTTTTAAATAAGGATTAGTAATAGCTTTGTATTCTCCATTGCGTATTGCTAATACGTCTTGAATTTCTTTAGCTATAAACCCTGCTTGTTCAGTATCTATATCACCGTTGTCTAACATCTTTTGAACTAATGATGCAAGCTTAGAGCCATTCTCACCAATAAATTCTTTATTAGTATTATATGCAGCTGCAGATGCCGCCAAAGAGTAAGCATTGTCTAATATATTATGAGACATATATTGACTAAATAAACTTTTAAATCCTGGTTGAGCTATTTTAGCTTCTAATTCTTGTTTACCTTTAATCTTTTCAGCATTACCGTTAAGCATTGCATCAAGAGAATCTTCAAAGCTGTTTACTTGTTTGTTATCAAGTATTGCGTTAGTTAATTGTGTTGCATCTGCATAATTCATATTCAAATGCTGTTGTAAATCTTTAACAAACTTAGCAGAATTTCTTGATACAAGTGCCTTATCTAATGGCTTATGTTCTAAGAATTGTTGGACAGATAAATCTTTACCTGTTGCTTCATTATATGCTCGAGTTAAATTACTTATTCTATCTGCATAATCAATAATAGAATCTTTATACTGATCAAATTTACCATAATCAATAGCTATCTTATCAGCAATATCTCTGGTAGAATCAGCAAACAAATCCTTTTTAATACGAGCTAATTCTTTTATAGCATTAACAACAGTAGGATTAGAAATAATACGAGAGGCTTCTGTAGCAGATACCCCACCAAAAGAAGAAATAAAGTTTTCGCTATTACCAAAGTTCTTAAAGATGTTTGATTCCATCATAGCCTGATGGTTCTCAATAGACGTACCATTAACAGCATTAGAACTACCTAACAATGTAGCTAACGTAGCTGAGTAAATGCTTTTGTGGTTAGTATCACCAGTTATAATGTTAGAGAACTTAGAAAATAAACCACCAATACCTTTATCTTTTATAGCTGAATACGTCTTAGCAACAACACCCTCAGTACCTCTTTTAGAAATCTCAGGTTCCGCTAAAACATCTAACGATGTCTTAACATTATTTTTTAATTGTGATGTTTCTGTTTCATTAATAACTTGTTTAGTTGAAGGCATTGTAACAAGAGGTTGATCTCCTGCTGCAATACGTTGCTCATTAACATCACTAAGGTATTTCTCTCTGAACTCAACATCTGTTGATGACCTAGGTATTTGGTCACTAGTAGTTAATGCTGAATAAGTTTTAAGGCCACCAGCTAATCCACCACCTAACACAGCACCACCAGCACCTGCATTCATTAATCTAGACTTTAACTTTGTCATTTCTTCTGGTGAAGAAGGTAATTCAAAACCACCTTTCTCACCAAAATAACTAGTTAACTCTTGTCCTGTTTCTGTTAAACCTTCAACAAAAGCTCCTGCTCCTGTAGCTAAACCAATATCCTTTAGCTTACCCATCTTACTACCAGAGATTGCTTTAAAAGCAGTACTAACTTCTTTAACTGACTCAGTCATAGACTTACGAACTAGCTCTTCAGCCGCTTCTTTAGTCATTGTTTTTTGTAATTCTTTTACAACTAAATCTTGAGTAGACTTCTTAGCAATATTTAAACCAGTATTTTTAAATAAATATCCTAATGATAATTTATCTAATACTGTCATAGTAAAGCCAGCAGCAATAGCAGCTGTTGCATTCTTATTCTTTTGGTCATTGTATACTTGACCTGTATACATACTAAAAGGAACTGTTAAAGAAACACCATAAGTTAATGGTGCCGCCATTGTAGCAACAATACTAGTTAACATTTGTGGTGCAGAAGCAGCAGCACTTCCTACTGTCCAATCAAAGAATTTACCTAAAGTGTCTAGCTTCCAGTTACCTTTTTCATCAAAAGCTTCTGCGCTTCTTAATTCAGGTATGTCTGTTAACATTGAGTTTTTAGTATTAATACCTGATTGTGCAAAACTTTTTATTGCTTCACTACCAGTCTTGTCAGCAATTAAATCAAAGGTACCATATATGTTTTTAGAGGCTTGAAGTTTACCTTGATCCCAACCACTATCTAAGTTAGATGTAGCCTTACCAAACTTATCTTCACCAGTTCTAATAATAGCTGGACCAGAAAAATAATCACTGTTGCCTGAATCATCAACAACACTGCCAAACTGACCAGCAGTATCAGTATAACGTTTAGCCATAAAACCAGCGGCATTACGTTCTTTGTTTAATGTGTCAAGAATATTGTCTGCTAATGTAGGCTTACGATCAACCCTGCGTTGTGCACGTTCTAAACTACCCATATACATAGAAGTATATTGGCCAGCATCTGTAGAAATAGTTGGATCAACATAACCTAATTCAAGAGCTTTACTAGTAAGACGTCTGCCAGCAGGATCTACTAAATCACCAACCTCACGCTTATAAGATTTATCTCCAGTAAAAACAGGGGTAGTATAGTTGCCTTCACTAATTAAATTTTCCATAATTGCTGTTTGGAAATCAGCACCTAATTGAGCACCTTTAATTTGGTTAGGTTGAAACTTAGCAGTCTCCCTAGCGCTAACACCTTGAAGACGGATGGATTCCCCTGTAGGGGTTACCATAGTGTCGGCATCTTTAAGTGAGATACCTCCCGGTAAATCTGATTTCCTCGAGAAAATTTGTCGAAGTTCTTCGTCTAATCCATCCATTTGTTTTCCTTTATTTTAACTGATTCTGTAATCTTGATTTCAAGAATTGTGCAAATGCGGTTTCATTATCTGTACCCTTGAATTCTTCACGATACTTTTTACCATCAGGTGAATTCCATACGGTTGCTAATTTATTAACTCCATCAGCTAAGTTTTTCTGATCAATATTACCTTCTTTGTCAGATGCTGCTCGTCTAGCTAATGCATAAATTTCACTAATCTTTTCAGGCGGCATTGGCTTATTACCAATATTAAACAAATTAGGATCTGTACCTGTAAGACCCATACGATGAGTAACAATATTACGAGCTAAATAAGGTGTTACATCTTTAATGTCTTTAACTCTTCCAGATTTTTTATCAGCAATCATTTGTTCAGTTGCTTGATTCATAAGTGCAGTAGCTTCTTGGGAAACATCGGCACTTGTAATATCAAAACCTGAACGTTTTAAATAAGATAAACTCTGTTGTGTATTTTGTTTAGGTGTTGGTAAACCAGATCTAGAAGGATTTGGTTGATCTTTAACATCTTCGCTACCAAGCTCACGTTTGTAAATTTCGCTAATAGCACTGGCCGCTTTATCAGTATGTTTTTCCATACGTTCAAGTTTGGCTTGAGGACTATTGTTCTTTAATTCTTCACGAGCATACATCATAGCCCACTGGTTACCCATTGTAGCTTGAAGTTGATTAAATTGTTTTTGAGATTGGGCAGCAAGCACTCTCATTTCTTGTTCTCGTTTTGCATAATCTCTTGTGAGCATAAATTCTTGATCAATTTTTCTCATCTTTTCTTGTTGATTAGCAATAAAACGATCATGTTCCCTACGAGCATCTTCTCTTAGAACTGCTCTTTTCTCAGCAGAAAGAGCATTCTCTTCAGCACGAACATCACGAACTTCTTGACCACGAATCTGAACAGCAGCTGCACGAATAGCTTTCTTATCTGCTTGTTGTTGTGCATTACGCTTAGATGATTCTTCAAATGCCTGTCTACCAGCAAAAGCAAGAGCACGATTAACACCAAACTTCCTAGCACCAACAGCAGTTGATATAGCCATACGAATAATATCTTGATTATTTAAACCAAGTTCTTCTTTAAAGCCACTGGCAGTAAACAAATTAGCTAATGAATCTGTAAAAGATTTTTCTGTCTTTTGTGTTCCAGATAATTCTTCAACAATCTCTGCTACACTACGAATTTTTCTAGATGCTTTAGCAGGATCTGTTTCATAATCTTTCTTTAAACCAGAAACAAAAGCAGGATCTGTGCTTTCTTTAGGTGGAACTTCAGATACAGCAACTGTTACAGGAGTATTTTGGATATTGCTCTTATCACGTTCAGCAAGTTGTTCTACAGTCATTTGTTCTGGAGCAACTGCAAGAGGTGCTACGACAGGAGCTGGAGCTACTTGGGTAGGTGAAACAATAACAGGTTGTGTGTCTTCAGGTACTACTTCTAAAGGAGTTTTATATCTATCAGGCATTGCAGGTACAACTGAGACAGTAGAAACTGGTACTACTGTATCTACAACTACTGGAGGGACTTCTCTTGAAGTTATAACCGCATTAGATGGAGAAGCTTCAATAACAGGAGTTGATACTGCTTCAGTAGGTGGTCGTTTATCAACTGCAACCATATTAGCGTATAATTCAGCTTGATCTTTAGGATAGCGCTCATCCCATACAGGAATGTTTTCAACTGTTGGTTGAATAATCATTGGTACTACATTTTGACGTTTTCTTTCTTCGTCAATGTCTGCATCAACAGTACCAAATTGGTAACCTGCCGCAGACTGTACTTGTTGGGGTACTACACCATATGTACCGTTCTTATAGTTAGCTTGGGCAGAAGAGCCACGGCTAAAGTCAGGCACACTCATTGTACCATGCATGAATGATGATCCGGGTACATCTGGATGACGATACGCTAATGATGGCACACCGCTAGTACCATCTGCATTATACAATGGGGCATCTGAGTTACGTACATCTACTGCACCGTCACGCATATTAGCCTTACGACCTTCTTGCACCATACGTTTAATAGCTTTTTTATTCTTAGGATTTTGTGCAGCAGCTCTAGGAATAACAGCTTCTCCGGGAGTAAGCATAGCAGGAACTGTATCAGTGCCTTTTGCTTGGAAGATAGGAGCTTGAGCAAGGCTACGTTGACCTTGTTTGAACATACCAGTGCCAGCTAAAGGATTTTGAGATGGGATACCTAGCTTTTGTTTGTTCATCCTAGCAGGAGGAATACCCATGTCTTTTAGTCTGGCATTATTAACTTGTTCTTTATGACCTAAACCTTGATTAGCTTTTGCAGCTGCTTCTTTAAGTTTAAGTTCATGTAATTGTTGTTTACGCATTTCATCAAGTCCCATCTTAGAAACTTCACGAGCTTCTTTATTCTGGAACTTGAGATATTCTCTCTGTTGTTTACCTGATAAGGGTGCCATAGTATTTCCTTAAAATATTCCTAGCTTCTTAGCTAACAATGCTCCACCAATGACCATGCCTACGGGTCCCATAGCGGCTAATGCGGCTTCCCCGCCTAAACCTGCGGCAGCACCCATACCAGCTGTAGTTGCACCAGTAGCTGCAGCTCCACCAGTAGCTAATGCAGTACCTTCAGCGGCTGCAACACCAGTGCTTAATCCTGCTAATGAGCTACCTAATGGAGCGGCAACTTCACCTGCACCAACTACTGTTGGCAACACTGAAGAAGCAACAGGAGAAACCCCTTGTACAGCACCACCTATTGATGCAGGGGCATTCAAAGCATACATACCAGTAGAAGCAGGAGATGCTAAAGCACCAGCATTAGTCAATGCAACAGGAGCACCACTAGCAGTAGTACCCATAGATGTAATAGCGTTAGTTGTTAATGGTGCATTATAAGCTTTATATGCGGCATCAATTCCTTTTGCAGCTGCATTGGTACCCATAGCTGTAGCTTGTTGACCTAAATATTGTTCTGTTTGGTCAGGCATAGCTTGAGGCACAACAATCTCTGCGGGTTTAATAGATGCGGCTAATGGAGCTACTTGTTCTTTTTTAGTCCAATTCCAAGGATCATCTTCTGCACCCATTGTTCCTTGTGCATAACCTGCTACGGATGTGCTACCATAAGCATACCCAGGAACTGACATAGTACCATTAGCAAGAGTCATACCTGAATTCATTTGGTTTGATGTACCACCCATACCCATTGAAGGAGTACTTGATGGTTGTGGTAAGTCAGAACCATAACTACTAGGTGCACCTAAGCCTGAGGATTGTGGTTGCATTGCACCAGCACCACCCCCTTTACCACCACTAGCCCCTTGCATATTACTTTGAGTCATGTCTGGTAATTGCATACCACCTTGAGGTATACCTCCGTCACCACCCATTGCACCTAAACCTTGTGATGCACCTTGCGATGGATTTCCTGTTGCGGGAGTTCCCATATTACCAGCCATTATTTACCTCCTGAAGCATTTTGTCGTGCGGGATTACCATAGATAGTCGAAGCATAGCGCTGAAGACCTTGCCAAGCAGAGTCAAGACCTTGTTGTTCAACTCCACGTTGTTGATTACCAAGATTAGCCGTTCCTGCTACACCTTGATTAGCAATACCTGATGCAGCTGTAGCACCTGACTGAAGCGATTGTTCAGCTGCAAGACGATTCTTAAACGCTTTGTCTTCGTATTCAGCATCTAGTTTAGCTAATTGACCTGTAGTCTCAGCGTTCTGAGCGCCTTGCATAACAGCTTGTCGTGCAGAACCTAATGTCCCTGCTTGACCAAAACCTGTGTTAAGTTTTGCAACACCTTTTTGAGCTTCATTAAGAACACCAGCTTTTTGAGCAGCTAATATTTCAGCGCTAGGTGCAGTTGCCATAGTAGACAACCTTCTATTTTGATCACCTAAAGAACCAACAGCAGTAGATGTAGTTGCCTCAAGTAAATCTGCTCCAGATCCAAAAGCTTTTTTCTGTAAACTAGATTCACCAGCTACCTTAGACAAGTCACCACTCTCATATTTACCTTGAGCCGCAGTACCTACTTTTTCTAAATAAGGTTGCGCCCACTCTGGAATACTACTTGTAGAACCTCCACCGCCCCCGTAGTTCCTTTTAATAGAACCATTAATTTTATATTTCATTCTAAATCCTTTCGCATTACTACGTAAGCTTCTTTAAATCCAGATACATACTTTGGTAGTACCTTTGCCCATCCTGGACGACCCCATTGTTCAATAGCTTTACAGCCAGAATCACGGGCAAATTGTTCCACTGTAGGGAACACCTTAGATTGTTCTTCAAAGTCACTTCCAGAGAAAGCAATTATATGAAGTGTTTTGTGTTGAGAGTATTGTAAGTATTGAGTTAAACCAGCACCAATAATATTTAATTCATCATCTACTACCGCCCAACATTGAATGTACTCATTAAGAATCTTTTTAAGATAGTCTGTTAATGTAGATTCTCCTTGTCCATGCTCAATTACTTTCTGAAGTAATACAGAGAGTGTTGACCAGTGTTGTACTGTTTGATCGGGTGATAACAAAATAATTTTCATAGTTAGTTTGGTGGAGTTGGCCACACTATAGTTACAGGATATCCTTGTTGAAAAGTAATATCTCTTAGTTGTTGTCTATAGGTTTCCCACTCAGTTTGTTTAGCTTGTGTTAATGGGTTGTTAGGTATTTGAGTCCAGTCACATAAGGTTAACAATTCATTTCTTTGTTGTTTAACTTTATTAGATAAGATAGTAGTATCAAACACCCATTCAGATGTATCAAAGTTGTAATAGTAGTTATCACCGGGAGAATTAGGTATTGGAACAATTTCTTTATTAACTACTTTGTATTTTGTATTGTCAATAAAGGAGTCTGTTTGTAAATAATTATCTAAAGAATTTACAACTTCTAATTGTGTTACTCCACTACCAATGATCCTACCATTGCTTAAGTTATATTGTACGTAATATGTATTCATCGATAAGTCGCTAATGTTGTTAAGGCTGCGTTACCAACTATAAAAGAAGGTCCACCTGTTTCTTGTGATATTTGCACCATAAAACTCCTTGCTCCACTTCCAATTCCTGTCATATTAATTGTTAAAGGAAGAATTGTAGAGTTAGTGTGAGTTATACCATTTGCTAAAGTAGCAATACCACTATTAGTTTCTATAACTCTAACAAAAGATGCGGTTGTTCCCGAGCCAGACATATAAAACAAATTAAGAGATACAGTAACAAGAACAGCATCAGGTGTACTAGCATAAGTAGTAGATACACCACCTACGTCTTGCCAAACTCCTGGACCATTTTTGTTAACAGCACTACCAAGATACGCTGAAATGTTTGCGGGTACTGTAACAGAGTTACTGTTAATATTACCTGTAGAAACAACGTTACCATTAAGGTACATAGCACTACCATTATAAGTAATGTTAGTAGATGAATTACCAATAGCAAATGTACCTGTGTTATTTATCTTGGCACCTGAACCAGTCATAGTTGTACCACTAACTGCAGGGCTAGAGCCTACTGTTAAAGATCCTGCAAATGCAGTTCCCGCAGACAATGTTCCAGCTGTAATAGTACCCATGTTAGCACTAATAGCCGCAAGGTTAGATACGGTAATCTTATCTGATGTTACAGATCCAGCAAAGATTTTATCTGATGTAATAGCACCAGTTTCAATCTTAACAGAAGTAATAGCTTGAGCTGCAATAGCTTGAGCACCAATAGTTAATGCCGCAATGTTGTCACCAGTAATAGTATTGGCAAATATCTTATCACCAGTAATTGTACCAGCTTGGATATTACTTGCTACAATAGCATTAGCCGCAATCTTACCTGCTGTAATAGCATTAGCAGTAATCTTTTGAGATGTAATTGCATTGTCAGTAATCTGTGTGCTACCAACAGAGTTAGCAACTAAATTACCTGTTGATGAATCAATAGCCGCAACTGCAGTCTTAGCCGCAGTAACTGCTCCATCAAGAAGCTTTATGTTAGTAACTGCATTAGTAGCAATCTGTGCGGCAGACACTGTATTAGGTCTAAGGTCACCAAAGGCTTGGTCAAGAGCCGCTACGTTGATCTTAGTAGCAGTTACAGCACTAGCCGCAATCTTAAGCTCTGTTACTGCTCCATTCATAAGTTCATTAAATGAAACAGTAGATGGAGGTACAATAGTATCTAAGTCAATAGCAGTACCATCATCTACTTTCCAATGATAGTCTGGAGGAGAAGTATTAACAGCAAACTTAATCTTACGACCACCTAAGATAAGGTAGTAAAGAAAGTAAGTAGTACCAAAAGGAAATCCTGAAAGATACCAAGTGTAGTCTGCTGGGTTAGTTGACTCTGTACTTGAGTCACTATTATAAATACCAAAGTAAGTCTTGTTAGTAGGTGTATTAGAAAACCCTGTACCTACATTATCTGTAGCATACTTAACATGAATGTATTGGTATGTATAAGAACCGGGATCTCCACCAGGAATATCAGGGTTAGACTCTGTAGCACCAGTACTGCCATCTAAATTTAAACTTAAATCATACAGATAAGCATCAAGATCTTTATTACCTGTTATGGGAGGATTAAACATATATTACCTCCGATCAGCTGGTCGTACATCAAATGCAAGAGTAGGAAGTCTCCAATAGTCTGTTGATGTAATATATAAATTCATTACACGACCATTAACTCGAGGATCTACTTTATAGCCTTGAGACTTTTGATTGTTAGGGAGAAATGTAAATACATCCGCAGACGTATATGTAGGGTTATCTATATAATTATTTTGTCCAAGTACTTTAATACTAATACTAGCTGAGCCAGATACTTTATCAAATATAGGGTATATAGAGTTAATAATAGAACTACCAGTTAAGTCGCCTGTATTAATCTTTTTAGACACATAAGAATCATACGCTACAAATGTTGTACCATTGTACATGAGATAAGCATCATTTGTAATCAATGTTTGTGTTGAGTTAGTTGTAAACAATAACTCTTGTTTAGCATAATTAAAAGTATTACTTACATTTTGCGGAGCATTAAATGTATAAGTAACATTAGCTAATGTTCTCTTTGTCCATGTATTATTTTTATAATTAAATATAAGGGCTTCAGTACAAGTTGTTGCATTTCCTTTAGGATAATTAATCCAGATTTCTTTATAGAAAGGATTACGTACAACATGAACTTTGTTAGTGTAACTCTTATTAAGGTTACTAAAGAAATACTTTTTAATACGGAAGTCAGCAATAGACTCAATACTACCTGAACCATTATGAACATAGATATCATTACGGTCTACTACAAAGTGACTACCATCAAACTCGCATACACAATCTGTATTGAGAATACCATAAGACTTTGAGTATGGGGTTACTTTAGTTACATTACCAATAGACAATATATTAATACTGTCTTCAGAATAAATAAACATGCTACCTCTAAGGTCTAGCATATCGAGTACTTGTGATGTTGAGCTTAATTCAAACTCATCTGCTGTGTCTGTTGTAACTCCGGGTGCCCATACTTGTGGGATGTTACCTGTAGGAGCCTGAACAGAAACACGTACAGTTCCTGGGGCATATGTTACAATGCCACTCTCGGTTAAAGTAAGGTTAGCCGCAACAAGAGAATAGTTAAGTGAACGGATTACTTTAGCAGTCACTGTAAGACCAGCTAAGTAATTCCATCCGGGTAAAGGTTGAAAGGTAGATCCTGCTGAAGCACTACCATATAAACAATACAATGGGGTTGTCTGACCGTTGTTTACTACAACAGCAAATCCACCGTTAAAAAGAGTACCTTGCCAGTCGCTATTGTTGTACAGTACATCAGCAGAAGAAAACATATTAGATGAATTCCCTGCCGCATCTACTCGAACAATAGCTCCATTTTTAGCAAAGATATTATAGCCTTGGTCTGGTCTTTTCCAGTGAATACCATAATCAGGGGTAATAGCCACAGTCCTGTATGCTCCTTCACCCGTAATTGTTTGTACTGCATTGTCGTCAAAACGAACATTGAGTACATCTGAGAAAACGTTAGGAGGAACAATCAAGGGTGATAAGTCTGTGTTGAGACCTCCCTTGCCTAGGTCTGTAATTGGTGTTGCCATGAGATATCCTTTTTATTACTATTAGGTACCAAGTAAAGCGCATTCAGCTTTGCGTCTTTTGTTAAGACCAGCCAACACTTTACCTCCACCTTTATTCCATTTCATTAACTCTACCTTAGCGGCTTCCCAGTCTTGTTCATTAATCTTTCGTCTTAATGTACTTGTCTGTAGTCTACCTACACCTAAGTTGTAACAGAAGTCAACAATAGCATTTAATTTTTTTTCATCTGTAGCTAGTACAGGACAGTACCTAAGTGTTCCGGGCAAATAGGTATGATGTAATTCTTTAAGTAAAAGATCATAAGCCTCAGGCTCACTCATAGGAGGATCTTGAAGCGTTACTTTTCTACCGTCAGCATAGTATGTACTGCCGTAGCCAATAGTAGCTACATTAGCAGGACACATGTAAGGCTTAGAACTAAAGCCTTCAAAATGTTTACACAAGTCTGCGGCTATAGTTAAGTTCATAGTCCACGCTTGCTGAGTGTACGATCAAGGAACCAGTAGTTAAGAGTACCAGAGACAAGAGCCGCAAAGTCTGCTGACATCATTACCTTAAATACTTCTACTGGAGGCATACCATTTTGCCATGAGTTATAAGCTAACCATACATGGACAAATGACCACAGTGCTAAGATCCAATATGTTACTACGGGTCGTACTGAAGCTGATAGAGCAGCTACAAAGCCGCCTCCTGCTGCCTTAACCATTTCTGTTTGTTGTTCAATAGCAGACTGGAAAGCACCCATAACACCGACATCAATAGCGGCTTCACGTTGAGCACCAATCTCAGCTAACTTCTGTTGACCACGTTGAGCTTCTAAGTCACATTGAAACTTAAACATATTAAGCTCATGTACACGCTCATCTTTCTTATCTAACCACTTGAGTACTTCAGGGGCTAATCGAAATAGACCGCCAAACACTGATCCCAGAATACCACCACTTAAAATATCTAACATATATTAATCCTTACATTTATGACACTTTTTATCTTCATCATGAGATAATTTAACACCAGCTAATAGACCAATGAATCCACCAACAATAGTTTGAAACGCTGGTGAGAGGAGTTTAAAGATCTCTGCGTTATCTACTTCTTTAGCCCATAAGCCAAGAACAAATGCAACCATCATACCTAGTACTGATAAACACAGAGTAGATGCAACCATAAAAGTAACATTATACGTTAGCTTTGCTTTAATATCTTCCATTGGTTTTTCCTTATGCGTAGATGTCGAGGGTTGGGTTGTTGATTTGTCTCTCGACAGTAAGCTCTTTATTTTTACGCTCATACAACTCAAGCTCATAGTCTTGGAATGCTTTAGTAACTCTTTTAATCTCTCTAAGAATTTCTCTTTCAACATTTAATAGTTCCATTTTCTTGTTGTATAGCTTTAATTGAATGTCTGAATAAGTAGGGTGTACTACAGGATAATATTTATCATAGCTGTGTAACTTCATTTCTTCTCCCTCTTAATTGCTTCTTTATAAGCATAAACAATCTTATGTCTAAGCTCTGCGCTATCAGATGCTCCTGCCCATTCAGATATATTATTCCATATAACAACCATATCTTTACTTGAGCATAAATCTTTGTGATTAGTTAACCATTGAGACATCTGCATATGTCGTTCTGTAGGGTTGTGTATAGTATAAGCTATACCATAAAATTCTCTTACGCTACACTTGTCCTCAGCAGATGATGTTAAGGTTAATAGAAGTATAGCTAAGAGAATCCACTTCATTTTAGATGAAGCTTATTATCTATTGCTAACCATAATGCACCAAAGAAAGCACCAACAATAATAATTGGTTTTACTGCTCTGGCAAGCCATTCAAGGACAGTAAATGCCCCTTGAGCAGCATTAAAAGCTTTGACTACTTCTTCAGTGCTTTTATCTAGTTTATCTACTTTGGCTTCTACTGCCAGAAGTCGTTCATATATTTGTTTGTGACTTACTTCATTATCTTGAGTGGTTTCTTGCATCTTATTCCTTAATTACGGCATCCTGAATGTCGTCAGGTTTCTTTTCTAGTTCTGTTTTAAGCAAACCAAAGAATGCTTCACGACCAACTTGGAGTTGATCAACGTTGAATCGTGCTGACTCAAGTTTACGATCTAAGTCTGCTACATGATTCAACAACAGTTGTTGCTGAGTAGTCATGTCTTCAAACTTATATTCAATACCATCAATAGTTACGGGGGTCTTTTCATTTTTTCCCATGATTATTTTCCTTTTAAATTATTCACCTGCCCATACACGGACACGGTTAGTTGGGGTTACACTATACGGTTGGAGTACGCTTGTATCTTCATCCTGCATTACATAAACGTTACAATGCCAACCGTTTAAAGCTTGCATTATAGGAGACTCTCTACCGTCAATAGTTTGAGTCTCACCTGTTGGTTTATAAATGATACCTATTGTATCAATGTTTTTAAAATTAGCTACTATGTAGCCTTCCTCTGCTTCTATATTCATTTCAGGGTTAGCTTCTACAGCACCTTCAATACGATATAAAATTGACTTAGCCTCTTCTTCAGACTCAAATTTTAAACAAATGTTCATGTTGATTCCTTATGAGGTTAAAGCATTAAGCTGTGATTGTGTTACAGCAATTGGATAGTAAGCAGCTTTTTTAATTCTTACAGGGAAAGGGTAATAAATACGACCAACACCAAACACTAATTGCGTAAGACCGCTAATTGATAATCCGCTATCTATATATGGTCCTAATGTAGAACCATTCCGTGAAATAAGCGCAGTTGTTGAATTAGCATTAAGAGATGATGCATTTTTAGTAAATACGTTTGCTGTATTACTTGCGTATGTGTAAGGACCTGATTGAAAGAATTTATTTTGTGTTCCATCATTCATTTCAACTGATCCAGTAACTGTTGAAGCACCTGTATCTTGCATATGTGCGTATTCAGCGTATAAAGTCCCAGCACTTTGAGCATACCAACTTGTAAAATTTACACCTGTCATACTTGCTATATCCGCAATCCTGGTAACCCCAGCACCATCTGTTTTTATATAAGAAGTAGGAAAAGCACCACTCTCGATTTGAATACCCCAAATCATTGTTGAATTATTAGCAGTATCAAAAGAACCAATACCAAGGGTAGAACCTGCAATAGTTACAGTAATCCAAACTCTTGCCATAGTATCTGATAAACGTTGGCATCCATAGCTAACAGGAGCACCAGCTGCAAGACTAACAGTACCTGTTCCAAAATTATAATCTATTGAAACAGAAGGGCTAAACATATTTACACGACCTACGTTTAACGTATTAAAAACTGTTTTCTTAATATATACACTGTATGTCCATGTTCCTGCTGAAATACCTGTACCATACGTCAAATAAGCATATCCAGCATTTTTAGTCATCCAACCACCAGCTCTTCCTGCTGGATTAATTGTTCCTGAATCAACAACAACTGCACCAGTACCGTCTACTGACCAACTAGTTAAGCCTTCACTTATGCTAAATACATTTGTTCTTTGTTCTTCAATTAACAACCCCAATGATTCTCTAGTAATAGGATCACAATCAAACCTTGCTTGGTTATTTCCTGCTGTTAAAAGAACAGGAACGTAATTTGTAATAGCTGCAGTTGTTGTAGGTGTGTATGTTGTTACAGTAGAACGCTGTTCTAATTGTGCACCCCAAACAAACAACCCTGAAGTTCCATTACCAGCATAAGTTGTTACGTTGTTGCCAGTAGCAAGCCATAATTCAAAGAAGGTAGTTGAACCCCCAGTTGTAGTTACTGAACACCTATACCAACCACTTCCGACAGATGTAATTGTTGCAGTACAACCTGCTGCAACTGTTCCAACAACACCATTAGTTAAATCAAACCATGTGTTTCTAACACCTGCAATATAAGTGTTTAAATTTAACCAACTCCTTGTATCTGCTTTTGCATAGACACTAAATGTGCATGGCCCACTTGTTGTGCCAAGTGCTTGATAAATTGCATGGGCAGAATTTGCACTATCTTCAATAATTTTATCAGCAGTACTTGTTCCATCAGGTGCTGTTGTTGCATTTGCTGTTACTGTTGTGTTTGATAATGCCCAAGGTGAAACATTAAATGTTTGACTTTGTAAAACTAAATTCTGTTCAGCAACTGCAGCAGTATCATTATCATAAAACGTTGCAGTAGACGCACGATTAAATGTAACTCTGTTATCTAATTGCCTTGTGTTAGCAAAGTCAAGCAAGAGAGAAGGTTTCAAATTAGGAAAGTTTGATTGTATACTCATGCTTGTTCTCCATCTGCGGGTGTCGGTGTATTGCCTTCAGCAAGCCACTTAAGATATTCTTGGTAGTCGGTGTTGTCTAATGCAAATGGGATACTTATATACATTCCTGACTCTGTAGTTGTACTTACAGAATCTGCAACACCTTCTGAATTTTTATGTAGTTTATATTGCATAATCAAAGCTCCGCAGTTACACCAAAATAGCCAGTAGTACTATCTCGGTTAGTTATCCATCCACTTGTATTTGCTACTAATGTTGTAAAACCCGAATTAAAATTTAACCTAAAACTTGTAGGCGTAGACCCTGAAATAACAGGGTTTACATCAGAGTTGTCATTTACAGTACCTAAGTTAGCACGATACTTTGTAGTGCCTCCGGCAAGAGTGATTGACAATGATGGTGCGGTTCTCATAGGCACAGGTAAAAAGACAACACCAAAACCAGTGCTTGTGCTATCTGCAACAAATCCTGATATGTATGCGCCAGTACCAGTTGACACTGCTAAGGTTTGAAAGTAACGCTGACACAATCGAAATTCAGTTTCATAAGATCTCACATCAAACGATGTTGCTATACTTCCTTTTTCAACTTGAATACCCGTGATGTACCAAGTTGCTCCATTAGTGCTAATAAGGCTAACGCATCCATCTGCTGAAAACTGGTCGCCACCACCCCAAAGATTTGCTGGCTCGGTAAAACTTGTGCCAACTCCCAAACCGAAACTTATCCACAATCCTGTGCCGTTTGTACCGCCAACCCAAGTGCCTGTCGTATCACCACCAATAACTAAAGTTTTTTGTTCCCAAGTATTTGCATTATTGATTGTGTAAGTAAATGGGTATGCTCTATTTCTAGCACTATTTTTTAATGCACCACCAAATGTTCCAGTTATAGAACTACGAACCCAAAAAGACAATGTTAATGTTTGTGCATTTGAAGTTCCGTACATAAAATCTGCAAAATTAAATCCTTCAATTTTTTGTTCAATATTGTAAATATCTGATGTAGTTGTAGCAGATGCCGATAATGACGTAACTAACAAAGAATTTGAAAATCCTGTTGGTGCTGTGCCTGATTGACCAACACTAAATTTACCAGTAGCTGCACCTCCGTTATAAGAATTTCCAGACCATCTATCAAGATTAAATGCACCATTAATTTGGTTAACAGTTGTTCCCGCATTACGCTGATCAATTCTCATGTCACCATTAATAATACGATTCCTAAACCCAGTAGTCATCCCTGTATTATAATACGCAGAACTATCCTGATAAGCCATTGATCCAAGATATTGATTCAATGGGATTTCATTAGGTGCTGTGCCAATGTCTGATTGGTCAACTAGTTGGTATTGAGTACCACTAACAGTCTGACTTATAGTTCCATTAACGACTAACTTAGATGAGTTAGTGTTAGTAGTTGTGCCAATCTGTAGGTTAGTCCCATCAAAATTAAGTGCACTACCACTGCTAAGAACCTTTGATCCATTAGCGTACAACACACCATTAACTGTTGCGTTAGTCATTGTCAGATTTAAATCTGTTCCTACAGATAACGCAGTAACACCGTTAGATTGTAAAGCTAAAACACCTGTGGAGTCTGCATTACTTTTTAAGCCAGCACTTCCGCTGACTACGCCATTATCGGCATTTAAAATACTTGCCATATTAGGCTCCTTGTTGTGCTACCTGTTGAGCTTGATAAGCCGCAATAATTTCAGAAGTCCAAGCTGTATTGCAGATTGCAACAACATTAGCAGGGATGCCTGTCAGGTCTTGTGCAGGTGTGAGGCTTGTGCGGTGAAAGGTTTGGCTAATCTGATTGCCATTTTCCATGATGCGTGTAGCTTCACGATATAGAACGATGCCGTTCTCTGTTACTGTAATTTGGTCAACAGTTGTGGTTTTGGTTAAAGACATTTTTATTTCCTTTTCAGTTGTGTCCGACTAAGCCATCCGACTTAGTTAAGTTGATGTGAAATATGTAATAGTGCAAATTATGGGATCGGTAGCACTAACATCGCTAACAATGACATCGTAGTCTGTAACATTAGAGCCGCTGGTAAGTAAACGAAGATACGTGTTACCGCCAGCAGGGGTATAAACTGTACATTGAGTTTTTGTACTCCAATTTACCCCTGATGTATAAACTGCACCTGTTCCAGCAACAGAAGATGTGAAAGGCAATCCCTTTAGGTATAAATTACCGCTACCGCCAGAATATGATGATGCGTTTAGGTTAATTGTTGCAGTTACAACTCTACCAACTTTTGTATATGTCCCAATTTGAGTTGAATAACTAACTGTTGGGTCAGAAACAGAACCTCCAAAAGTAGGAGTAAATGTCCCCTCCTCATAGTCATCTAGCGTATTAGCGTTTGATGATGCTGATTGAGTTGCGGGGAATGTGATGCCTGTGCCTGATGATGGAATTGCGCCTCCAACACCAACGCCGTATGGGTTTATCGTAGTACCCGCATCCCATGTAATAGCGTTCCCTGCCGTTCCAGTTGCAGTAGTTGCGTTAAATGTGTGTGCGCCATCGTATTGATAATACAGAGTTGCCTTGTCGCCGCTGGTTAAATATTTCCAACCACTGTTTAAATAAGCGTTAGAAGTTACCTCTGCGGTTTTTGCACCTGTTTGTCCACTAAATGTTGCAGCCAAACCAATTTGAATTGCTTTGCTTGAAGCCCAAGAACTTGGAATAATACCTAAACCTTGATTACCATCACGAGTAATTATAAAACGAGGCGTAGTTAAATTATTATCATCCCAAACTTGCAATGCCCCTGCTGGTCCTCCACCAGAACCAACCATTACATCTAAACCACCTAAAGTCAATGCTCCAGTAAATGCGGAACCAGAAGCAGAACCAAGTCTTGAAGGACCTGCTACTTGCAATCTAACATTTGGAGAACTTGTATTAATACCTAAATTAGCGCCATCAAACACCAACCCAGCAGACCCCGTAAGATTCCCACTAGCACCCGCATAGACAACCCGACCGGATGTCAATGAAGAATCAATTAAGTCAGGAGTTGTTATACCTGCTGTGCCATCTAAAATAATTGCCATGTTAATTCCTTAAAAAAGATTACCATGGAACACCCACGGCTTGTACGGGATTCTTTTGCGCTTCAATCTGAGCATCCAGAGCATCTTCTGTAGCTTGCTTATCAACACCATTAGCCCACACCCATCCAAGCACTGTGGCTTGTGTCAGGTCTGCATAAGGCGTATTGACTGTGCCATCTGCCCATGAGCAAGTTGAATAGATGGATGCTGTGTGTTCACCATCTACTGCTGTAGCTTGCCAATGTGCTGTGGTTACAAAACCATCTGCTGTTTTGCGGTCAAGTTGTGAGATTGTCCAAGTGGTAGTCATGTTAGTCCTTAAAGATTAGCGGCATCAAGTCGTGCCTTGAGTGATTCAATGATTGCTTGTTGTTCTTGGATGCACTTCATCAGCGCATATTGCAAATCTGTTTGGTAGATTGACAAACGCATCTTGGGGGTTTCATCTTTGCTTGCCCAATTACTTTCCATGACCAACTCAGGTGCAACAGATTGCACATCTTGAGCAATAACACCTAATGTCAGGCCATCATCTTCTTCCATGTTTTGGTCAATGTAATTAAATGTCTGAACAGGAATTGCACAAATCTTGTCAAGGTAAGAAGTTGCAGGGGCAAAGTTTGTTTTTTCTCTGCGGTCAGACAGGTTAACATTGTTTGCTGAATAGTTAGCAATACCGCCATTAGAACGAACTTCAAATCTTACTGCTGTTGCATCACTTGCAGAATGAAAGAAAAAATCAGTATTATTAGGTGTTACTGCGCTGTAATTAATTCGCAAACCATAAGGCGTTGAGTTTGTATTTCTAATGTAAGCAACATTGTTTGCAACATTACCTACAAGTGTAAATGCTGCGCTTGAAATAGTGCTTGTAGTCCCCACCAGAAAGTTACCGCTAGAGTCTATTCTCATGCGTTCTGCCCAAGCAGTGTTGGGGTACTGCAAGAAGATAATTTCCGAACTTGCCCCCATCTGCATTGTCGCAGCCCATGCGTTCGGGCCAGTGACGCTCTGCATGTAGAAGTTTGGCCCTTGACCAATCGTTGAACTTCCATCTGCCCACACAGATATACGAGAACCAGTTGAACCAGTGCTTTGCACACGAAGGCCATTGCTAGTTGCGCTACCAGAGTCAAGCGTCATTCGGTAAGTAGTGTCTGTCGTCGTACCGAGCAACAGATTGTTGCTGGCGTTCAGAGTCATCGCCTGAGTAAAGGTGATAGCGTTTCCTGCTGTGCCTGATGGGGCTGTGCGCCAAAAGTGACCACCATTTAATTGGTAATAATTAGTTGCTGGAGTTGAAGTTGATTTAATATATTTCCATCCACTAACATACTGAGCATTTAGTGATAACTGTAAAGACAACTCATCAGTTGTCATCAGTGATGCAAAATTTGTAATTTGTAAACCAGCAGAAAAAGGAGTTGTCCAAGCACTCGGAATAACTCCCAAGCCTAGATTGCCTGAAGTGTCGAGGCGCATACGCTCTGTGCCGTTTGTGCTAAACACCATTGGATGGTTTGTGTCAGTTCTGAGAACTACCTCTGTGTCTGTGCAAAGCGCATCAAACTGAACAGGCGTTGTTGTATCAATAATAGTAAGTCGTGGGTTGGCTGACCCACTAATACGAATACCATCTTGAGAAGTGTTAGAAAGTATGTCTAATTTTTTAGTAGGCGATGCAGTACCAATACCAACATTCTGAGAAGCGTTAATTGTTACCGCAGTAGTATCCGAAGCACCAGTTTTTAAAACAAGTGCTCCAGTAGTATCCGAGCTAACAACATAACCAGTTGTTGTGGTTGTTCCTGAAGATATAGAACTCATATTTTCTCCTTAAATAACAACCCAGCGTTGTCCACTAGCTATGTTCACAGAGTATCCACTCTGAATAGTCATTGGTCCAACAGAGAATCCGTTAGAGCCAGCTGCAATAGTTTGATTAGTTGATACAGAATCTGCGTTCTGTGTGATAGGACCACCACCAGTAACTACAGTTTCCCATGTTGCTGTTGTACCGTCTGTCTTAAGATATTTATTAGCATTACCTGTTTGAGAGGGTAGTGCATCTACTGTAGCCCATGATGTTGATGTACCGTCTGTTGTAAGATATTTACCTGTATTACTTGTTTGACTAGGTGCAAGAGCATTAAACGCAGTATTAGCAGTTGTCTGCCCTGTACCACCATTAGCAATAGCTACTGTGCCTGATACATTACCTGCTGTTAAAGCCGATTGAGCTGTTTTAGTCCACAAGCTTGTTGAGCTATTATATACAAGAGTATCACCGTTTGTAGGTGACTGAGCTGACACATCATGTAGCTCATCCATCTCATAACCGTTTTGAATCTTAACTTCAATAGTGCCTTGATTAACGTGGCTATAAGTTACAATACCTACATATACTAAGTGAATAGGTGCGTAAGGTTTAGTGCTTGTATAGGTACCTGCAGTAGTTCCGCTAAGATACAACTGAGTACCGTTAGCAAAAGCAGAAGTATTAAGACCACTAACTACACCTGTAACAACTACATAACCGTTATTGTTATTAGATATATCTGCTTGTATAACACCAAATGTTTGTGCTGATGTAGCGTCTGCATTAGCTATTGCTTTAGATACAAGAGCTTTGTTGCTTGCAGCTCCGCTAACATATACAACAGTACCTTTAGTAAGTGTTGCACCAGTTTCATTACGTACTTGAGCAATTAAAGTAGCAGTATTAAGAGCAGTACCTACAGACAAGTCTCGTACAGTACCTGTAGGACTAATCACTACACTACCGTCTGCTGATGTAATAGAACTGATAGCATTATCTGCTAATATACCTTGTGCGGCAGTAGCAAACGCTGTACTGTTTTGAGTAGCCGCAGTACCTAATCCAGAAATGTCTGTGTTAGATAAAGTAATTGCACCTGTACGACCAGCTACGGAAGTAACTAAGTTAGTCTGATCAATTTTTTGCCATGCTGTACCGTTAAATATAGCCCAGTCACCAATGACCCAGTCTGTGACTCCATCAAGGTTAGTACTACCTGAAACAGATACTACATAGTATGTTCCTTGAGTACCTACACCAGATGCAAGTGTTGGTGTATTAGTAGATGCATTCCATGTACCACCATATATAAGACCACCAGTGAGACTCACCCATTGTGTATCATAATTAGTGCTACTTAATTTAGCAAGAACTTGTCCTGCAGAACCGCCTGTAGCAATTCCTGGGGTGTTCATCCATGCTGAACCAGTATATACCTTCATGATACTACTGGTTGAATTAAAATACATAGCTCCTGTTATCAGAGCATTACCATCATTGTCTACTGTTGGATCACTGGTCTTAGCACCAAGATAACGGTCATCAAATGAATCATATGAAGCAGCCGCAGCTGTTGCACTTGCAGATGCACTTGTAGCACTATTGCTTGCGTTTGTAGCCTGTGTTGTTGCAGTGCTTGCACTTGCCGCAGAGTTAGTTGCTGATGTTGCACTTGCAGATGCACTATTGCTTGCATTAGTTGCATATGTAGATGCATTAGTTGCTTGGGTAGTAGCTATCCCTGCTTGCGTAGTAGCAATACCCGCTTGTGTAGTTGCTGTTGTTGCGGATGTACTAGCAGACGTAGCTGAGTTAGACGCATTAGTTGCCTGTGTTGTAGCAATACCAGCTTGAGTACTAGCAGTAGATGCGCTATTAGCGGCATTAGATGCTTGTGTTGTTGCAATACCTGCTTGAGTAGTTGCTATACCCGCTTGAGTCGTAGCAGTAGAAGCACTGGTAGCCGCATTAGTAGCCTGTGTAGTGGCTATTCCTGCTTGTGTAGTTGCGGTAGATGCACTGGTAGCGGCATTAGTAGCTTGCGTAGTAGCAATACCAGCCTGAGTTGTAGCAACTCCCGCCTGTGTTGTAGCCGTAGCCGCACTAGCAGAAGCATTAGAGGCTTGTGTAGTAGCAATACCCGCTTGTGTAGTCGCTATACCTGCTTGAGTAGTTGCAGTAGTAGCCGCATTTGAAGCGGTAGTAGCAGAACCAGCCGCAGCTGTTGCTGAGTTTGCAGCCGCAGTTGCACTTGCCGCAGCCGCATCTGCTTGAGCTGCCGCTAGGTTTTCATAACTTGCTGCACTTGTTTCGTCAGTATTGTCATATTCTCCACCTTTTGAGGCATTAGTAGTAGCTCCTGCTGTTGTAGTATAAGCCATTTATACCTCCTTAAATAAGTCCACCTGTGTTAAAATTAACCTGTACGTTACCGCCAGAAGCCCTACGCCACTTTTCTTCTTTATTCAATGAGAATACATTCTCAGCAAATTTCTTTTCATAACGCTGTTCCATCTTTTCATCAAATAGATAAGAACCTAAATTGTATAATGCTCCCCATATAAGGAGTCTTTCGTTTTCGTCTCGTAGCCAGTTAGATACTTCTTTACCAACATAATACTTTGTAGTAACAGGAGTAGCATAAGCAGTTGCTGATGCAGATGTTGCAAAACATTTTGTTACAGAATTTAATGTAGAAAAGTATAGTGGTGTATCTGTGTTAACACCTGTAAGAGTCAAGTAAGGTTGGTTAGCATCAAGCAAACCAATAAGATAGTTAACAGGAATAACTGCATATGTAGCGTCTAAAGCAGGAAGTCTACGATAGTAGCTGATCTCTACTTCAGCACCAACAGCTAATTGTGGGTGAATAAAGATCTTACCGTCTTTCCACATCCAGTTATATACTGAATACTTTTCACTATACAAGTCAAAGAATGTACGTGAGTCTGTTACTTCATTAAATACTTTACTTACATTTGAAGGAAAAGTAGAGTAAGGAGTTTCAAAATTACTCATTGCCAGAGTACGCACATAAATAAACTGTATCAAATCTTCTGGAATATCAAAAGATGTGTAGGCATTTCCATAAGGAAGTCCTGCGCTGTTGTCACCTGTATTATCACCTGCTTCAACAACGTATGTAACAGTTGCTTCAAGTGGAGGGATTCTTAGTGTACGATAGCACTCATCAGCAGAATAACCTAGGCAATCTTGAATGACGCTATCTGGAATAGTATTTACTTCGGGTTTGTTTGACCAGTCACGTACTTTGTCTACGAGTGCGTCATATCGGGGGGTTGCCATAGATTATTCTCCTGTAAAATCAGAGAGCCTTCACGTTACTTGTTTTAAGCAAAGGATAGTCTGTTTCAATAATTTGTTTTAATCGTCTTACATTTGTGGGTTCCTGCATGAATGTATCTGAATGAATATCAAGACCATATTTGGTCAAGATATCAATAGCTACAATATCAGGGATAATTGCAAATGAACGGTATGTCCGACCGTTGGCGGCAAATGAATCTAATTCTCTTTGTTGTGCTGCATAATCTTTGTATGCACTTACATCTTGTACTAGTTGAAAATTCTCTTCATCAGTTTTAACTTGGAAACTATTTTTGTTTCCGTCTTGTGATAGAAAGCCCATGTGTCCTCTTGTATAGTTTAGTTAGTCATTGCGGCACTAAAAGCACCGTCAATGGTAAAACAACCGTATTCATATTTTGTGTTAGAGCCGTTGAAAGCTGTAACAGCCGCAACAACAATAGCTCCCGCAGTAGTGTCAGCACCATCATAATATTTTACCTGAGTAATTTTTCCACGAATAACATTAGGTGCTCGATAGTCTGAACCAGCGTCCAGAGTATCAGCAGATGTACTAACATTAACTACGTAATTATCAGGAATATATGTTCGAGTACCGTTTGTTGCAGTAATTCGTAGAAATTCCATTTGTGTTCCTTTTATATTAGGTCTGAAAAGTGTCTGATCCTATGACAATTAGCACATAGTAAAACACATTTATCAAGTTCTTGTTTAGCTTTTTCATTTAGGGAAATAGTATCCCGTAGGAAATGAGCAGGTTCTTTGTTTGCTTTTGTAGACGGGTCTGTGTGATGAAATTCAAATGCAGCCTGATGTACTACTGCTAAACAGTCATTACATTTACCGCCTTTATAAGCAATAGCTTCAGCTTTTAAACTTCTAGATTTTTCTTTTCGAAAAATAGACCTACATTCTTTACAATCACAATTGTATTTAATACCACTCTTTTTAAGTTTTGTTAGCACAGAAAATTCTGATACCGCTTTGACTTGATTACAAGTCCTACAAGTTTTTGTTTCCATAAATTCCTTATCAATAAAAAAGGGGATATGAACTTGTCATACCCCCTTTTTAAGGTTGTTGAGGTTATTGCTCCTCAAGAGTAAGTGATCAGCTTACTCTACCTAAATTAGGCACCCGACAGACCGAAAATCATTCCGCATCCTTTTGGATTCCTACATTCCAAAGTACCCTCTTCAACGATCTGACCGATGATAGAGTCACCAAGCTGACCGAGGTCAACTTCTTGCAGAGGACGCAAGCTAGCGTAGCTGAACCACATTGGGTCATATACGAATGCTGTAAAGTTAGCCACATCGTTCACACCAGCAACGTTTGTATTAGAAATACCCATTACGTAGTTAGGAACAACCATGATGTCACCGAAGTCAGACATGTAGATTTCAACTGACTGACGGAGCTTGCCATCAGCGTCAATATTTCGACGAACGTTAGAATCACCAGTAGAACCTGTAACGGAACCTGCAGACTGAGCCTTAGCAGAGAACACACGACGGTTAGCAGGAGACAACATCAATTTAGTAGCTTTACCACCGTTTTCATAGATGCCTTGCATAACTGTGTCAACGTGTGACAGAGCCAAAGATACCTTGTCACCAGCGATAACGTTAGCGAATGTACCGCAGACACCGCCACCAGGATTAGTAGGAGCAGTATAGTCACCGGGAACAGCCAACACGTTTAGTGCTGTAGCAGGAGTTGTAGTAGCAGCAGTGTAGTTAATCCAAGACTGATAGCCACCAAAAGTACGTGTGCCAGAGCCGTTAGAAGATTTCCAACTGTTCACCAAGTCAAACTCAACGTCACGACGAAGTTCGGTACCACGCTTTTTGAGCTGGTATGCGTATTCATCAGCAACACCTGCTTGGTCAACAGCACGCTTAGTGCCAGTAACTGTAACAGTCTTGGAGTTGATTTGTGTGTAGTTACCCAAACGTGTACGGAAGGGTTCTGCAGCTTGAGCCGCATTTTGTGTATTATATGATACACCCTCGGCTACAGGAGCAGAAGTTGGGGGTGCCAACTCGTCTGTTTGCCATTCGTGAAACACAGCCGTAGCTTTAGTCTTGCCAATAGACGACAAGAAAGGTGTCTCATCACGAGAGATCATTGAAATAAAATTCGCTAAGTCTTCACGCTCACCAGCGTTGACAGCGTTACCCGTAGCAGCTGCGCTACGTGCGGCAGCCTTAGGGCCACCTGTTGCAAAAGTTTGTCCAGCCATTTGTTATTTTCCTTTTAGTGAGAAATTAAAGTTTTTTGCTCACTGAAGAAATACGTTTTAGAAAATCTAATTCGTCTTGTTTAGATCCTTGACCTGTTAGAACTTTAGTCCGGTTATTATTAACGGCTTGCTTCTCTTTTTGAGAACTCGAAGTTCCCTTCTTTGAGGGTATCGATTTCACGTTTGGAGATGCCTTTCGTTTTACTTCACCTGTTTCTTTAGCAGTTTTAAGTTTACGATAATCATTGATGAACTTAACTACGTTAGGGTCATAGACCGCTTCCAATAGTTGTTCAGGGATACCTTCTTTAATAGCGAACTCACGAATATTCTTAGCAACTTTTTCTGAATAGTCAGGAATGAGGTTAACAATGTTTTCCTCATACTGTCTCAGTAACACTTGTTGTTGTTCTATTTGTTGAGCTTGAATCTTTTCAACTACAGCTTTAGTTTGTTGTTCACGTTTATTGCGTGCATTCCAATACTTTTCCTGTACTTCTTCAAGTTGCTCTTTGAGTTCCCTAGCCGTGTAGGAATCACCTTCTTCTCGGGCTTTTTCAATTTCGCCTCTGACTTTATGATATTGTTGTGCAAGATTAGATTCAACAGCGGTCAGTTCTTCATTAATAACTGATCCAAGTTGAATAATCTCTTGTAACTTTTCTGCTCGTTCTTGGTCGATCTGTTTCTTCAGTTCGCCTAGTTCACGCCCCTTTTGAGATAGATGTTGGTCAGTAGAATAACCCTTACGGATTTCTTCTAGGGTAACATACTCAGTTTTACCGTCAACTGTGACAGGTACTTTGTATTCCCAATCGATATCATCTTCAGAAGGCAAGTCAGCATTTTGGGTAGACGTATCATCCTCAGCTGTATTATCTTCTTCTGAATCATTCGATTCTTCTTCTTCATCTAGGTCATTTTCAGACTCGGTATCGTTCTCTTTTTGGGCTTCTTCTTCCGATACTTCATCTGGACTTGGGACGTCATCGCCTTCTTCTGGTAGAGATTCTTTATTAAGACCCAACAGTTCTGCTGCTGGAGAATTACGTAGAATGTCATCAAAGCTCTTCACTTCCAAGTCTGCACTATTCGATCCGTCATCAAAACTCTGGCTACTGATTTCAGAAGCAGGAGTGTTGGTAGAGAGATGTGGTAGATTCATATTCTTTTACCTTTGTGTCCGTTAGGGAGCAGTGTCTGCGACCCTGTATTGTTTGGCTTCAGCTTTAGCTTTTTTAGCTACAGCCATACGTTCAGCGAAGTCACCTTTAGATGGTTCCATCATTCGGTTAACTGCATCAATAGCATTTGTTAAATTAACAAAGGTTGGTGCATAATTCCCTGCTCGACCTACACCGCCATTTGACCCGCATTGGACCAATTCACGTAGGATTTCTTCTCGTGCTTTCTCAAGCACATCTTTCGCTTTATTTAAATCACTCATTATTTTCCTCAGACCCCTCTTGGGTATTTTTGTTTTGTTGTTGGATGAACTTGACGTTATTACCGTACATTTCAATACCAACTAACTTCTCTTTAACACTGCCTAATGCCATAGCGGTATGATACAGGTACTCTCGTTCCTTAGAACAATGAGGCTCTGTCTTTAACCACGTAACAAAAAGGTCAGCTAAAATTTCGCTATATGCGTCACCAAAGAATTGTTCACGTTCACGGTGTACAAATTCAGCACGACCTAAAGCTACTTGGGCTTCCCTAAAGGGTTCCACCTTGTACTCATTGGTCTCATGATTCATCTTAGGCTTAATCTTCGCTTCAAAGCCTTTTCGATATTTATCCATAAATTATTTCTAGAAAGACTCCCCCATCTCTGAGGGAGGGTTATTATTACATTATTGGGTTTTCACCAGCAGCCGCAGGACCAGCCTGTGGTTGTGGGGGTTGACTACCTTGAGGCGCACTTGCATCGTTATGCGAGTCAGCATCAATGAAAGACTTAGCCATTGCAAGGAGTTCTTTAATATCAGGCTTAGGAGGCATTTCAACCCCTTCTTTAGCCGCCTGAATATATAGCTTACCCCACTCTTGATAACTCTTATCCAACGCAACCATAAGTTGTTTGGTGTTATCTTGCATGGCATTTTTAGCTTGTACATTAGTGAGGTCAAGGGTTGCTTGCCTCTGTGCTATGTCAATCATTTTAACTTGTTCTTCAAGTTGTTTCTGCTTTTCACCAGCCTGCATCTCACCTTCTCTTGACTTCATAGCCTGTTCAATGAACTTAGGGTCTGTATAATCAACAAGGTAGTCTAAAGGATCAAGATCCATAGACTCAAGAGCTTTGCATGCAATAGTTACTGCAGCTTGTGGACTTACAGCTCCACCAGCTCCTGCTTGTTGCAGTGCTGGAATAATCTGTTGTCCAATTACATTCATCTTTTTCATGATATTGCTGTTACTGTTTTCACCAACATCAACATCAACATAAAGCATCAAGTTACTTGGCAATGTACCAGGATCGACTGTCTTAAACAGATCATTTTGATCATAGTAACCAACTTCTTGACCACGGAGTTTATCCCGCATTGTCTTGTAGATACCTTCACACAGACGTTTAAAGCCTGTTTCAGCAAACCTACGTGCCATAAACTGGATACGTACTTGTGCTGCAGACATAGCTCTCTGCATCTTTTCTTCTGAATTACCAGAAACATAGAGTGTATCATTCAAACCCTGAGCAGCCTTAGACAAACCTGTAGCCTGTTCTTTGTGCATTTGTAATAGCTCAAGAATAGGTACTGTACCTGTACTGATAGTATCAGGTGTCATTGAAGCAACCGCATTGTTAGGGTTACCATTGGTAGCAATAATCTGCTTAGGCTTCATGTTCTGTAGCGCACTGAAGTCTACAACGTTAGGATCAGCAAGCTTAGGTGAGTAGTTAGTTAAGTAGACATTCTCAATAAATCCACGCATGATAGCTGTTGAGGCTAATGTCATGGGTCGAATCATATCTGCTACTGACAAACCAAAGAATTCATGTGGTACTTCAAAGGGACAAAGAGTCGCCAATGGAATCATATCACAGTCTTCTTCAAGAAGAATTGTTGAACCAGCAATAATAAAATGCTTTAGTTCAGCAATACCGTCACCATCACGGTCTACACGTAACCAACACTCAATAACAGTGAGTTGTCGATTAGCTTCTGACGGGAATAGCTCCCGTGAATTTCCCCCAAGCCAGTACTCTTCACCAACTAGACGCTTACGAGCAGCCTGCTCTTCGGTGTACTTGGTAGCCCAATCATAGCTACCGTCTCCAATGGCGTCCCAGTCAATATTCTCTGCTATGTCAGGGAAAAACTTTCTAACTTCAGATCGAGTCATGTCAATCTGGATACCCACAAATGCCGCATCATCAAGTGAGTGCGCATCCCGTGTAATACGGAAACATTCTGGGTGTACATTCTTAATTAAAATTCTTGTCTTGTTCTTTTTCTTTTTAAGGCGAACATCCTTGTATACCATTTTGTATACAGCATTACCTTCTTCATCGGTGTCTAACTCTTGATCATATTTAAGATCTCCGATAATTTCTGTGTCATCTTCTGATAACAAGAGATCAAGGTTTTCTTGACTGATAGAATCAAACTCTTCAAATTTATAATCAAAGTCTTCAATATATTCCCATCTAACAATACTATTTTTCCATAACAAGGCAGACTTAACCCATGTATTTAGGACTTCCCAACCAGGATTCTGCTTAAAGATTCCATAGTTAACAAGGTCAGAAGCTACTTTAGCTTCATGGAAAGCCTTAGGAGAACTTCCTGCCGGAATAAACCTTGCGATCTTATTGTTGTTAAACATAAGTTCAGCAAGAATAGCTGTATAACCCTCGATAGCCTCTACAGTGTCTGAAGAGACAATCTGTGAAGCACCCTGAGGAGTCAGGTGAAATTGCGGCATCATGCCGTATTCATAGGTAGCCTTCTGACGTTCACGAGCTAAGTCGGAACTATTCAAGAAGTCACCAACAGAGTTCATTACACCCTGTTCGATCATAGCTAGGAGTTCATTATCTCCTACTGGATCTTTATATCTATCCACAAAGCGGATGATATCTCTACTTGTATCACTCATTGTAAACCTTTCTGGGTTGTACATTCAATCAATCAAAGTCTACAACAAGACTTGTATGTGCTACTAATTCTTTAATCACCCTGCTAGTAGCCAACAAAGTAGAAGTTACCTTCTCTTAGGACACAAGGACTAACTCTTAATGATAGTATAACTATCGTTATCCTTTTCGGGGATTAAAATCTTTGGGGATTTTATTACCGATTTTTTCCTGTGGATTTAAAAGCTTACCAGCCTGTTTAGGCTTGATCATACTTTTAAATTGTTCTTTTTCTTTCCCTGTTAGGGGTACATTCATTTGTGCCATATATTTACCATTTAACCTTATTAGCCCAGTATGCCGCAGACAATGGTCCTTTGGCAATATTAGATGCATGACGAGCTTTAAAAGCTTCATTACGTTTGGAACCGTCAGGACTACCTACAGCACCCTGAGCACCAAAGTGAATAGTCTTAACTTTATCACCAACTTTAGCTACAACAACGTGACTCTTAGTTTTGTGATTAGGTGTTCTCTTAGGTTTATTATAACCAGAGACACCAGCTCTCTCTAGTCTTGAATCTTTTTCAGCCATACTATTTCCCCTTCTTAGCAGTCTTAGCAGACTCTTTAAAGCTTTTATCTGTAGGCGCACCTTTAGTACCTACCTTACGCATCTTCTCTCCGGAACCTTCAGCTATTCGTTTTCGTTTAGCATGGATATTGTCATATAATCCTTGTTTAGTTGCCATAATATTCTCCTAAATCCATGTTGTTTCTATTTGCTGAAAGTTACCCATACGCTGTGAAAAGGGTACTGTTGTGTTTGTTAATCTGTCTCCATGTGTCCTGATAACCTCAAGAGCAATAGCTAAGGCAATAACTGTATCATCATTCTGACCTATGATAGCATTTGTCTTTCCAGACTCATCTGCTACATAATTCATCAATTCACCAATAATAACCCTAGAAGGTATCCATATATCTTCTTGTTCAATAGCATTCTTTAAGAATCCAATGATAGCTGGCTTAGAAGCTGATGTTGTTCTCCAGCCAATTCTACTACCCTCTTCTTTGGATACATTTGCCATCTTAGTCTGATAGTACATATTCATGTAACCCATTTGAGTTAACCTGTTTAATGTTGCTATACCCATAGAGTTAGACTCTACTGCTAACAAAGCATTATTGTAGTACCTACCTAGATAAAATAATAAATCACCAAACTGACTAGGATCAATCGTATTACTGCGATAAACTGCGCACACTTCCCTCTGGGCATTAATGACCACTGCTGTAGAATAATCCTTGCCAACACCCAGAGCAACGTCAGCACCGATAGCAAAGGCATCTTCAAAAGTAGGATACTTAAATATCTCGATAGACCCATCTCTTAAATCCTCCATCATAGAGGATTCAAAGTTAAACTCTCTCTTGGCTAATATTGGTTGAGGTATAAGTTTACTTAACTTCTCAATGTTAAATACATTAGAGCCAGAAACAATAAATGCTTCTTCAGGTGTCGCAGGGTATTCTTGTCTGAACTTATTCTCACCACCCTCTGCAATCTTTAACCTTCTCCAGTATAATTGGTCATCACTAAGGTTGTACCTAGTAACTAATACTTCTTCTTCTGTTGTTCTCTCAAATCCTTCAGGGACTTTCCTCTGGTACTCCGTCATCAGGTACCATGGAACAAAGATAGCGATATAGTCATTCTCACCTTTTACAGCTCCCTGCCATAACCTGTGAAATGAATTACCCACACCATTAGCAGTACTCTCAAGGATTACTTCGGTACCTTCCGCTTGGGAGATTCCCTGAAACAATCCTGCTAGGATCTTTTCATCATGCCCCCAAAAGGCTACCTCTGAAAGGTGAGCAATCGTAGGAGTCGTTCCCCTACCAGCCTCAGGAGCACCAGCCGTATATAACCGATATCCTGAATCATTATGCTCAAACATAATCTCTTTTGCATTTGATTTCTTTAACACTGGTCTGAATGTATCAGACATGTTATAGATAGTATTCCTGGACATACTAAATAATGCATCACTAGTAGCCGCATCATGCGCCATAACTACTGACTTATTATAAGCATTAAAGTAACTCTTCCAGAATACCCTACCTGTCGTGTATGTACTTAAACCCATCTGTCGAGCTTTTAAAATAATGGCTCTGACTCTCCCCGTCTCTTTTAATTGTTTATCAAGAGCTTCATTTACAATCTTCTGAGCTTCATTAAACTCGAAAAATTGGAATCCCTTGGAGGAGTCCTTGGGTAAGATTTTAATTTGTTCTTTGGCGAATAACTCAAAGTTATTCTTGTATGAAGCTAATTTTTCTCGCTTCTTTAATTCCCTCAGAGCCTCTAGCTTATCAGAATTGTTTTGTGTGGTCATAAATTTGTATGTAATAAAAAGGTTTCTCTATTATGTACCGACTAACCTATTGATTTACTTATAAAAATAATTCTGATATTTTTTGGAAATGTAATCTTTTGTATACGTCTTTGGGGTACCCCTACTTTTATATATGGGATGTCGCTGGGGAATGTCGTGGGTAGATGTCTTTGTGTGTGTTTAAAAGAATCAATGTTTGTTTATGTGTACCCTAGCTGGGTTTGTATGCCCCCCTAGTTTCTCTCTGTTGTTTCGGTGCGTTGCGCTGCCCGTCTCAGCTTCCTTTGTCTGCGCTGCTTGGAGCTATCATGCCTTCTGTTGTTGCTGGTTTTCTTGTTTTCTTTTCTTGCCTTGGTCTATTGACTTGTTGTGCTGCTGCTTTGCTAGGTGCTCCCCTGTTTCCTTTGTACCTTGCTTTGTTTACCTTTGTTGGGACATTAGTCTGGGCTATTGTTTCTTCTATCTGAGGTTTAGATCTCTGCCACATACTTGCGGGTATGTGAGAGCGATCTTGCTCTGTATGTCATAGCTCAAGGAGATTAATATGACTAAGTTAATGCACATTGTTCTTATATTCTTGTGGTCACATCTAATGTTGTGGTGTGTTGATAAGATACAGTATGAAGTTATGTATGGATGGATGCATGTCATCGGTCTTATCATTTCAGGTGTAGTAGCAGGGATTCAGTTCGCTATTCTTATTATTGAAATCAACGAAGCAACAGAAGAGGCTTAATATGTACTTAGTATACTGTAACAAGACAAACAAATTAATTGACAGAGTATTGTCAGCTAAAGATTTAATCAAATATAAATCAGAAGATGTAACAGTTCACATCGTTCACATCTAATCACAGCTCTTCTCGGGCTTACGGAGAGACCACTTGGGGTAAGTACCAAGATTTCATTAACAGTCATTACCAAAGGAATAATATGACTATCTTAACATTCGGATTTGCCACTAAAGGCGACACAACAACTGCTTCATTCACAATGGAGTCATCTACATTGATGGCAGTCTATACAGACTCATCAAACAGATACCTGTATGCAGTAGATAGTAACGATATTGTTCGTAAACTGTCTATTACTCGTGATGTTGAACACGCACGTAAGCAGTATAAGGTCGCTCGTAGCTTAATCGGCAAACAAGTTAAGTTCGGTGTAACCTCAGGATGGTCTTCATCTAACTGGTTCAATGAAATCGTAGAAGCTTAAGGAGAAACCTATGAAAGCACGTTATTTACTCTTAAACCCACTCAAGGCAAGAGACTTTGGGTGTACAACAGAAGAAGTCGTAGAGTCAGTACATGAATTCGGCTGTAAAGTAGTCATGTCACCAGACACAACAGGAGAAACACTGCTGTATGCGGTGTCAGACAACAGAAGTGTGCTGGAAAACATGGTAAATGAGGTAGAACTCAATGGCATCATCATAGAATACACAGCAATCTATGATCAAATACTGGAAGGACAGTAAAATGGCATACCTAAGACAGTCCTATGGTAGATATTACCTAGATATGTCACCTGAAGAGCTAAATGCACTAGTAGACGTCATGGATGAACTACCTTCTATGACAAAAATAGAGACAGGCATACACTACCAGATAACAAAACACAGGGAATACATACAACAGGAGGAGAAATGGCACAGACAGATAGATATTGACAGGGGGATTGTAACCTAAAGACATTCTCTCAGGACATTTCGCTGTGAAAAAGGCGAGACCTGAGGGAATTCTTGAAGGATTTTCGTGTGTAGAAAACCTGAACGTTGTTTTTAAACGTTTTTTGTCACTTTTTGAGCTTTTTAAACAAAGGAGTCTAAATGTACAAACACCTGTACTTTGTAAAATGTGAAGAATGTCTTATTGAATACAACTCAGAAGACGTTAATATATTAAAAATAACCCACACCGCTTTAGGTCATAAAATTGCAGAATTCGTCTGCACACTCTGCCAAGAAACAACTGAATCACTAGTAACTGAGGTATAACATGAAGACCATAACCAGACGACATAAACCAATCGCCTTCCAGCCATTCGAGTTAACGATGTCCATAGAAACCCAAGAACAGTTCTATGATATGATGTCGCTATTCTCATTCTACACCAACCTAGCAGACGTCACCAATACAAACAACCCAGACGTACATAAACGTATGACTCACATATGTATGTCTATCTATGACGCACTTGAAGCAGAGGATCAGTACTAATATGCAAATCTCCAAACAAACCCAAGTTGAATACACAATCGTCATGTCTGAAGAAGACGCATTAGTACTTTTGAACGGCTTAGGCAAGCTTGACTACCATGAGCTATCCAGACTAACAGACAACCTTGAATTTGGCTCTGTGATGCATAAACTATATGACGTCCTTGTAAGTAAGATCAAACGAGGTTCAATCCTTAAAGATGAATCGTAAAAGAAAGATCATGTCCATGTCAAATGCAAGAGAAATCTATGACGACCTTATCCTGAGAATCAAATCAAAGGTAAAGTCTGAAATATCCGTAGTCTTTGATGATACAACAGGTATCCAAAAGGCATTCCTTAAAGGCAAACTATTGTGGGTCAAAAAAGTGAGGTTAGATAAATGAAACTGCAAGAACTATTAAATCCTCGTTGGATATGTGTTGATGAACACTTTTGTACTGAGTTTGGTGAAACTGTAGCTGACTGTATTGAAAGATACAAAAAGTCTATGGATGAAGGTGTTGATGTATCTAAACTGACCTTCTACACACTTGAAACACCGTATGTAGTTGAAGTATTTTACGCACTAAAGGAGAAAAACCCAATAGAATCATAAACTTATTTAGCTGGAACCTAATAGGATACTGTCCCTTAAATGGTTATTAATATATTTATTAAAAGTATATTATTAAGAGTAAATAAAAAAGAGAACATCAATAGGTAATATACCTAAAGACATTCTCTTAATTACTTACTTATCAAGACCTTCTTCTGAGATAATTCTCTGAAGTTCTTCATCTGAGAGGTCTGCTGTACGTGTAGTAGTAGTCTGATCAATCCTCTGTAGTTTAGGTTGTTCATACTCTGCTACCATGTTAGCATACCTAGCAGCATCTTCGAAGTTATCTTGTTGAAGTGCTTGATGCATAGCCATTCTTAGGACATCGAGTGAAGATAGTTGAGGTAAGTCTTTCATTACTTCTTGAAAGTTCTTAGCATTCAACTTAAATTCTTCTCTGATCTGCTTATTCAACATTCTTGACTGAGTAGCTTTCTTCTGATTCTCTCGAGCTGTCTCTGAAGTAATTAGCTTTAGGTTAGCAAGAGAGTTAATGTTACGGGTTTTACCACCTGATGACATTCCATTCTCCTTATTGTTTCTGATAAATTATCTATTAGGAACCGACTAGCGAGAAGTATACTTGAAACATAAATTAAACGTAAATCCATAGGAAATATCATGACACAAGCAACAAACACACCTAACATCATCATCAAAGATGTAGCCTTATTCTGGGCTAAGTTAGATAAACCTGTATCACCTTTCGGTGTTGATCAGTATGAGTTACAGATCCAAGGTGACAAGAAGCGTGAGAAAGAGTTCTCTCAGTTCGGTAAAGTTAAAGTAATTGAAGGCGGTAAAATCTCTGTTAATCTTAAAAAGAAAGCTTTTAAGAAAGATGGTACAGATGCCGCTAAAGTGCGTGTAGTAGACGCAGGTAAGAAAGAACTTGATCCAAAGTTGATTGGTAATGGTTCTATCGGTAATGTCATGGTGTATTGCTCACCTTATGAAATTAAGCTTCCTAATGGTAAAATTAGTAAGTCTGGTATCTCTACCATGTTAGTAGCTGTTCAGGTTACTGATCTTGTTCGTTATGAACGTAAATCTGAAAACTTTGTTGACTTTGATGTTGAAGGTGCTTCAGTTGATACAGATCAATCTGAAGAAGCAATGTTCTAAATAAATTAATCCCTTGTGATAGTCCTTAACAGGTCTGTCATGAGGGATTTTTATTTCTCTCTGTTCTTTTCTTTAAACTTAATGGATATAAAATGAAACTCAATAAAACACAACGTGACTATGCTGTATCTCGTCTTGCTGATAAACTCTCTCAAAAACGTAATGCAGAAACTCCAGACTTTGTTCCGTCTAAGAAAACTGATATTAAAGAAATCTATAATTTGCTAATTAGTGCAGGTGTTAAGATAACATCTGAATCTGACTTCGTTAATCGTAGCTGGAGGCTAACTGATCTTGGTGAAGTAATCATCTTCCCTGTTGGCTTTGATAAAGCACATGAAGAAAACCAACGTGTTCGTGATGAAATCCGTGTTAAATATGAAACTATCCAACAAGAATTAACAGATAAACTGTATCTCTGTGATGAAGCACAAGAAGCTCTCGACTTAATCAACTCAATCTAAAGGAAATATCATGTTAGAACTCAATCCATTCTTCTCCACAACTCTGCAATTTGAAGTAAATCAAATTGAAAAAGTACCTGAGAACGCATATGATGTAAGCACTTGGGAACAAGGTAAAGGTGTGTATTACTGCAAAGAAAATGACAACCTGTATTTCGTAGGTAAATACTCTGTAGATAACATCTATAGTGTAAGTGATAAAGGTTTCTTTACTGTTGTTGAGAACACCTTTGAAACACCTAAAGTTGATGAGCATCTAATGCTTAAAATCGTAGCTGCAACTCACGGACACCTATGAAACCTGATGCTTTCTCATTAGAGCAAGCTATCATGGAATGTTGGCAAGTATGCGATGATCTCAAAGAAGAAATGGATCGTCAAGTACTTGCCAAATACTACCAAATGAAGTTTGAAAAACTCTGGAATATCTTTGAGGAATTAACACATGACAGATACTTTAATCCTGCTACCAGAAAAACACCGACACCTAATCCGTTCAACGATGAAACATCTTCTTCATGAACGTGAAGGTGATCTCGACTTCTGTAATGATATGATAACAATGCACTGGAATTGTTCTAACAAAGACAAGCCCGAAAGTGCAAGAGCATTCAAAAACCTTAACCACTACAAGGATTACAAACGTAAACTTCGTAAAGAACTAACCACAATCCGTTCAATTCTACAGGTAATGAAATGAAATATAACCACTGGTATTATACTGATAATGCAGACTTTGAATGCACTATTGAAGCTGAGAAAGGTAGTTTATGTCAAATCCGTGATGAAAAAGGAGGCTATGAACCAGACTATGCAGATGAAATCTATGTTACTGAAGTTAAGCACAAAGATACTGATATCATTGATGTTATCCATCCAGATGTACTACGTGATATCGTATCTCAATTCGTTGAAGTAAATTCCTCACTCTGAAAGACTAAAATGCAAAATCCATTATCCGAGTATCGTAGTAATCTCTTTGCTACACATGATAGCCTTGATGAATCCTTCTCATACTTAAACAGTGTGATGGCAGGTGTCTCAAATAATGATCGTGCAGGTGTTGATGTAGCTGTTCGTTGTATGATTAACACAATTGCAAAACAAATTGATAATGTATATCATCCAGACAAATACCAGTCTATCGAGTCTGTTGTTACTAAATACCTTGATGATGTCCTTGCAGTACGTGTTGAAGAAATCGTCAATGAACGTATCAGCACTGCTCTAGATCAATACATGGAAGATGTGTTTGATATCACTGACTATGATCATGAAATCGATTGGGAGGATCGTATCAGTTCTAACCTTGATAGAAGTGTTATCGCTGACCTTGTTGAAGAAGCAATTAAAGACAACATAACATTCGAGGTAACTGTATCGTGAACCAACCAGAGTCTAACGGCTACTTTGTCTTCGTAAAGCAAGGTTATGATCGAGCCTACTATTGTGTAGCAGGTCGTGATATCAAACTTCAAGACGCTGTATGCTATCTATTCCCAAATGAAGCAGCTAATGTATGTACAACAATGAACATGAGATTTAATGATGAACACCGTCAAAAAGAAACGCTCAATGAATCCAGAAGTACTAGCCAAGGGCAAAGCAGCTCTTGAACAGTGGCGTAAAGAAAAAGCTTATGCTGTAAAAAAAGGTGGTAAGTTCCTTGAAGCATGGAATGAAGAACAAGAGTTAAAGAAAGCTCAAAAACGTACTTCACCCATGCAAGCAATCAAAAACTTTTGTAATGACTGTGTAGGAGGTATTCGTACAGACATAACCAACTGTACTGCTAAACAATGTTCTCTGTATATCTATCGACCATACAAAAAAGGTGATGACAATGAATGAATACTGCTTTCAAATCAGTGCTACCCGTACAATCTGGGTATGCGCTATTGATGAAGAAGAAGCTGAATCCAAAGTCTATGAAGAAGTCGGCTATGATCCCGGTGAAATGGAACTTGTTGACGTTAACTTTGATATATGAAACTCTACGACCTACCCAGAGGATCATACTTCACTTTAATCGGTGATACACAAATACCACCTAAAGCAAGACATCCTAATCTTGATAAAACCTATAAACTAGGTAACATAGATGGTATGTACTCACACTGTTCTGATAACACAGGTAACATATACCATTTTGCCGCATGGTCTGAAATTAATGAGGTAACTGATAATGATAGCATACAAACTTTTCAGGAAACGTACAGACAATACCTACGGACCACTCTTTATCAATCGTAAACAACGACTAGAAAAAGATGTATGGTACTTCGCTGAAGATCATAAGACAAAAGGTTATGCACATCGTCCAGGATGGCATGCATGTGCTGAACCTATTGCACCACACCTATCTAAGAAAGGTCGTGTATGGTGTAAAGTAAAAATCAATGATCTTGTACGTCACCAAAGACCTGAGTCTCAAGGCGGTCTCTGGTTTACTGCTAATGTACTTAAAATAATCGAGGAACTATGAGTTCAACACTAATCGCAATCATCGGCATAGTCTATCTAGGTGTATGTATTGACCTGTTCCTTAAAGGAAGTCTAGGTCTAAGCATTGCATTCTTAGGTTATGCTATCGGCAATGTAGGTTTATACTTGGAGACAATGACTAAATGAATCGTAGAACAATCTACCTTGCGGGTCCAATGGAACACGTATCTACTGAAGAAGCTAAAGGTTGGCGATCAACAGCGACCCACCTGTTAGCTCACTCTTCAAACATACTTAACCCATGCAGACGTATTCATGCATTTCAACCTAAATATATGAAACGTATATTTGAGCTTGATCTTCGTGATATCCGTGAATCTGACTTAATATTAGCAAACTTGAATGATCCAACTGTTCCTAAACACGGTACAGCTATGGAAGTATTCTATGCTGCTTATGTATTAAAAATCCCTGTTGTAGCGTTTAAAGAAGACAATACAACAATTCATCCTTTCTTTGAATCCCTTGTAACTGAATGGAGGTCTACTGTCGATAAAGCTTGTGATACAATCTTAGCGGAGTACTTATAATGTGGGGTGTATTGCTTATCATAGTAATCTACTACATCTGGTACTGCGTTGCATTTAAGGAATAATATGCCATACATAACTGAAAAAGCCCGTCAATCACCACACATGCTCAACTATGAGCCACACTGTGCAGGTGAATTAAACTTCCTGATCACAACATTCATTCGTGACTACTACAACAAAAGCCCATCATATCAATCTGTAAATGATGTTGTTGGCGCACTTGAAGGAGCTAAACTAGAATTCTATCGTAGAATTGCCGCCCCTTATGAAGATACTAAAATCATTATGAACGGAGATGTATACTAATGGAAATCACAATGAAACCAAAACCAGTGCCACAGTCACGTATCGACAAAATCCTATCACATTGGGATGAAGAAGATTTCTTTGATATTCAATCTAAAAAGTTGCTTGAAAAAGAACGTATAGAAATGGAAAAAGGTTGGTCTGAAGCATTCGGTATAGAATACAACAAGGAAATTGATATGGAATCTGCTAAATTAGATGCTATTAACCCTCCACACTACAAAAACGTAGCCGCAGGTAAACAATACATGGAACTCATGGTTGACATGCTTGAAGGTAAGTCAGGTGTTGAAGCTCACTTGTTCGGTCAAGTGTATAAGTACCTGATGCGTTGTGGTAATAAAGACCAAGAAGTACAAGAGTTGAACAAAGCTCTGTGGTATCTTCAGGCACTCATCAAGTACAAGTCTGAAGGTAAAGTACTGTGAGTGAACACAAAGTAGTCCATTACTTTGGAACTCCAACATTCCATAAAGTTGACTTCAATGATATTACATTAACATTCGCATCTATTCCACTAGTATTAGATCATCCTAAACTAGGTAGATGCTTTGATGTAAGATCTTCTGTAGTCTGTTCAGGAATAGACGATGAAGGGTCATTCTATACAATGAATACTTATTACAAAAAAGCAACTAATGAACCACATCAAGACGATTAAACGTTTTGTCGCTGGAAGTATTAAGTTCTTCGACATCTATGAATGCACTGTAGATGAAGTTGATACTTATACTTCTAGCACTGGCAAATCTATGGTTAAAGTGTCTATTGAAGGCAAAGAGTATAATGGTCTCCATAACAAATGGGTCTATGAATATCTCTGCGCCAACGAAGGACAGCCATCTTTTGTAGTCTTCTGGAAAGCCCCTAAAGGTGATCCTATGGTAGCCTACGTTAAAGAGATATGGCAGAATCACATTGATGGTACTCCACAAGAAACTGTCTATCTAGCAGATGATGCTGAAGCACATAAACAAGAGGGTGACTCTTTCCTGTATATGTGGGTTAACAAAGATACCGATAAGAAATACATTGGTAAACACAGAGGTAAACCTGATGATGGTTATGTGTGTTCGTCTGAAAGCTTTATGGCTGAATACAATGAATGTCCATCGAGATTCATCAGAACAATCCTTGAATATGGTTCTGATCAAGAAATGCTTGAGTTAGAAACCATTATGCTTCTGCAGTTAAAGACTCGTATGAGTCCACTGTACTATAACCTTTCAAACAATCTTAATAAGGATAATTGATATGGCAAAATCACATGATGTTAAACATGACTTCACTATTAAATTAGGTGGTCAAAACTATGAGATTCAAATTAGCCCTAGCACTAACTATGGATGGTTTGAACATAAAGAACTTGGTGACGAATCAGGTGGAGGTCTCTGGTTTGATCGTGGAATGTTCCTGATTGACTATGATGGGGTATATGAGTTACCCTCAGAAGTTAAAGATAGCCTAATCAGGTTTGGTTATATTGATCCACTAGAGGTTGAACAATGGTAATTGATATTGATGATGAAGTAGTTGACAAGTTAGTGTCTGCAAATATTAAAAAGTCATATGAGCTTTTATCTGATCCTAGATTCCAAAAAGGAATGTATAGCATGGATGAATATGAAAACTTAGTCATGATAAATCTTTTGCGCAGAGCTATGGAAAGAGTATACGAGTACTATAGCTCAGACAAACTCGATTAAAATCAACACAACCACAGTCGGTACCTTATAGATACACACGGAGAACCTATGAAAAAGTATGTTGTAACTTGCTGTTTTGAAATCAACTATGAGCCAGAAACAATGGCTGATATTGATACTATCATCCATGAGATGGTCAAGGAAGACTATCTAGACATCTATAACGGTGAAATGTTTTATGTAGTACAAGCAGAGGAAATTAATGAACAGAGATAAGGCGTATACACTGTATACAACAGCTGAAGAATGTAATGAGGTCTCTCAAAACATTATGAAGGTACTGAGGTTTGGTCTTGATACAATCTATCCTAAAGATGGTAAAGAAAGTAATCGAGATAAACTTGAGGAAGAAATGGGTCAATTAATGTTTTGTCTTAATCACTTGATATCCGATCTGGATTTAAGTGAAGACAATATCATGAATGCCTATAACGAGAAAGCTAATACATGGTTAAAATGGAAAGCCTATTATGTTAATTGATACAGCACAAGAAGGTGTAGTACGGGTTACTATTGACTTCTTTACACCACTAACAGATGAACTTGAGTATAAGCTACACTATATTCTGGATAGTATAGCTGAACTTGAGTATGACTATGACAGAGAGGTAGAACTTGAAATCGCAAAGTGACTGGGATCTGTTCTATATGCGTATTGCTAACCTGATTTCTCAACAGTCATACGCAGAAGATCGTAAGGTTGGTGCTATCATTGTCAAAGATGATAACATCATTTCATTCTCATACAACGGTACACCACGAGGGACTAACAATGATACCCAAGTACATGAGGTTCTCCATGCAGAGGCTCAAGCAATTGCCAAAGTTTCCCGTTCTAATCAATCTACTGTGGGTGCTACTCTCTATAGCACTCTTGCCCCTTGCATTGATTGTGCTAAGCTTGTATACGCTGTTGGGATTCATCGAGTGGTTTTTAGAGACCCTTATAAGTGCTCTAGAGGGCTTGAATTCCTAACTAATCAAGGTGTTATCATCAATAACACACAACTCCACGAAGCATTCATTGATCCAATGTTGCTGATTAACACAGGACTATACAACAATGACTGAAACAACAGCACTACTTGCAATTAGTTTAGTAGCGTTAGGCGCATACAACTGGCATCTCCATACAATTATTCAAGGGCTTAACGATCAACTCGATAACTTCCTTGAGATGGTCATGGAGATGGCTAAAGAACTACAAGAACTTGGGTCACCTAATGTAAAGGTAGTTGATGATAAAATCAAAGAAAACCTATGATAGACCTAAGAATATCCGTGTGACAGTAGCTTGTCTACCTGATGCTGAGAAAGACGTAAGGCAAATGTTCTTTGATTGTCTTAATGATTACAGCAAACGTTTCAAGGTACCTATCACGGATAAAAAGTTTGTAGTGCATATTTGCTTAATTGAATATGAAGAAAACTGTAATGAACAGGGATTAACCATATACAACGATGTAGATAGGCGTATTCTTATTCAGTTAAGAGACCCACTATTAAACGAGTGGGGTCCAAACCACTATGTCATGGATAAGTTTATTAACATTCTTGCCCATGAAATTGTACATGCATGTCAGTACCTATGCAATCGTAAGATACCTAAGTTTAATAAACTAAATTACGATAAAAAAGATTTAAGAGAGCAATACTTCTTTGATCCCTCAGAAATGGAGGCTCGAATGTTAGAGGCTCCATACACATCATTCTACGGGAGTATACTCAATGAGTAAATTAAGGCTATGTGTAGACATCGAGACCAATGGTTTCATTCCAGATGTAAATAAGATCTGGTGTCTTGTTGCTGTTGATTCAGACAACGGAAATGTCTACTCATTCTCAGACTATGACGATGAGCTACCAAGCTTATCTGAAGGTCTTGACTTCATATCCAAGGCTGATATCGTCTTTGGTCATAACATTATTGGCTATGACCTTGTAGTACTAGACTATATCCTTGGATTCAAACTACCTGAGACAGTTAAGGTAGTAGACACATGGGTCTTATCCCAACTAAACCAGTATAAGCGTGAGCATAAGCATGGTCTAGAGGGATGGGGTGCTAAACTAAACTATCCTAAGCTTGAGTTTACTGAGTTCGATAAGTACAGTAAAGAAATGCTTACATACTGTATTCGAGATGTTGAACTCAACGTTAAGGTATACAAAGTATTAGCTGAAGAAGCTACTAACTTGATTCGTAAATACCCATTGTACAGGAAAGGTATCGAGATTGAAACAGAGTTTGCCAAGATCGAAGCAGACATCAGGTCTAAGGGCTGGATGTTTGATATGGCTAAAGCTCAGACCCTCTTAACAGAGATCAACAACAAGTTAGATGCTATTGAGATGGTACTTGAACCTAAGATTGGAATGAGGTGTATCAAGACAGATGGAAAAGACGAATTCAAAGAACCCGCATGGCGAAAAGACGGGTGCTATACAGTCGCCACTGTTAAACACTTTAATCTACCGCAAGAGTCGGGAAGAACTGAAAGACCTATTGAAGGAGCCTACTGTAGAATCTCCTTTGAACAAGGTAAAGTCGGATCAATCGAAGTAGTTAAAGACTGGTTGTACTCTATTGGATGGGTACCTGACGAATGGAACGTGGAGAAAATCAATGGTAAGTTTGTTAACAAGTCACCTAAGATTACCGAATCTTCTCTTGAGAAGCTTGGTCCTGATGCTATGCTTGTCAGTGAATACTATACTATTAGGAGCCGTAAAGGTATTCTTGAGGGTTGGATCAATGAAGTTAAAAACAGTAAAGACAATCGTTTACATGGTCGCATGTGGACTATTGGTACACCTACTTTTAGGTGTCGCCATGAAGTCGTTGCTAATCTCCCTTCTGTTGACTCTGTATATGGGAAAGAGATGCGAGGACTTCTTATATCCGAAACAGGAACAACCATTGTCGGTGCTGACTCGGCTGGAAATCAGATGCGTGGTCTTTGCCATTACATACGTAACGATGAATTCACTAATGAGGTAATCAATGGAGATGTTCACCAACGAAATGCAGATGCTCTTGGAACTAGCCGCAAGCTTGCTAAGCCTTTTCTTTATGCTTTCCTGTTCGGGGGTGGTGATGGTAAGCTTGGTCTCATACTTACGGGTAAGACGGATGCGAAGACGGGTAGAACTGCTAAAGAAAAGTTTGAGAACTCAATCCCAGGATTAAAGGAACTCAAAGATAACCTGTCAAGTCTATTTGATAAGACAGCTAATACATTCGGTAAAGATAAAGCCTTCATCAGAGGTATCGATGGTCGTATGGTATTTGTAAGCTCTCAGCACCAAGTACTTAACTACCTATTACAGACTGCTGAAGGTGTCAGCTGCAAAGCGGCAGCAGTATATCTAAGAGACAAACTAAAAGAACGTAACATCCCACACTACTTTGTTCTACATTATCATGATGAAGTTGCTGTTGTAACTAAAGATGAGTATGCAGAAGAAGTAGCAGAACTATCTATCGAAGCATTCACTGAAGCACCTAAGTGGTTTGGTATCGAGTGCATGGGTGGTGATGCACATACAGGTAAAACATATGCAGAGGTACACTGATGATTGAATCAGATGATCAATTCGACATTGCAATTATAGATGCAGATAGTATTCTGTATCAGATTGCTTACATGCAACCATCTCCAGCGTTATGCCGTAAAGCTCTTGACGATAAGTTAAAAGAGATTATGACTAACACTGGAGCTATTGCTGGTGCTGTATTTATTAAAGGTAAAGACAACTTTAGGTATCAGGTAGATGCCGCCTATAAAGGTAATAGGAAAGACAATATAGAACCTGAGGTTAAGGATCGTATTGAAGACCTATACGAGTACTGTAAAGAGTTTAGTATACAGTCAGATGGTGGTGAAGCAGATGATTACTGTGGTATTGCCGCTGACTTAGCAATAGGTGACAACAAACGTTATATTGTATGCCATATAGATAAAGACCTTGACTGTATTCCTGGGTGGCACTATAACTTCCGCAAGGATACGTTATACTATGTTGAACCAGAAGACGGATATAGGTTTCTTATGATGCAGATCTTAACAGGAGATGCAACAGATAATATCCAAGGCTTAAGAGGTGTTGGACCAAAGACAGCTGAAAAGCTTATCAATGGTGTACCTAATACCCACTTGTGGTCAAGGGTTATTGACATCTGGAAAGAAAAATGTGGTGATAATTGGGAACCTTTCTTCTTGAAATGTGCTAACTGCATATACATCAGAGAGAGTGATGAAGACCTTAAGCCACTATCATTTGAAGAACTAAAGGAAAGATTATCATGGAAGATTACGGACACTGGATTGCCCTCACAGAGCGACCAGCCAACGCCTTCGGATTCATCTATGCAGTCTTTGGACCAACTGGAAGACAATACATCGGAAGAAAGCAACTCATAAGTGAAACATCTAGACTACCAGCAGGAGCTAAGCGCAGAATTAAGACTCGAAGAGAGTCTGATTGGCGAACTTACACATCCTCATGCAGAGAATTACTTGATGATATTGAGCTATACGGACTTGAAGTTTTTACTTTTGTTATCTATGACTGGGTATACGGAAGAGGAATGCTTACATATCGGGAAGTGCAGGAGCAATGGCAATGTGAAGTCCTTTCAAGAGATGAAACAGCTGATGGAGAACGTCTCTGGTACAATGGAAACATCGGTGCAGTAAAGTTTTTAAAACCTAAATCATGAAGAAGAATAAACCTATTAAACCACTTGAGAAAGAAATCCCTTCACTGAAAGATGATTTCAAGAATCAATTCAAACGTAAGAAAGAAACCCAACAAGAAGCTAAAGATCGAAGAGAACGTATTAGAGAGTACAAAGACAACAGAGACTGGAACTAATATATGTCAAGGTGGATTCATACCGCTTGCCCTAAGTGCAGCTCATCAGATGCCTTTTCTTATAAAGAAGATGATGAGTTTGGATACTGCTTTTCATGCTGTAAATCAGCACCAACAGACCCTAACTTTAAACCAACAGTTTATCACAAAGAAAACTACGATATGCACACAATAGAGGAGATCAAAGAGTATGACACAAGAGGCTTCCAAGAAAGAGGTATCACCAAACCCGTATCAGCTCACTACGGTGTTAAGGTTTCGTATGCTGAGGATGGTACTATCAGTAGCCATTTTTATCCATATACTAAAGACAATAGTGTTGTTGCCTATAAAGAGCGTAAACTACCTAAGACCTTTATTATTCACGGTGAGTTTAAAGGTGTACAGTTATTCGGTCAGAATGTTTCAACGGGTGGTAAGCGCATTATCATCACGGAAGGAGAGCTAGACGCATTAGCTGTAGCTCAGGCTCAACATGATAAATATGGTAGGTTCTACCCAGTAGTAGCCTTACCATCAGCGTCTGCTACATCAATGATCCTTGAACAACGTGAATGGTTACGTAACTTCGATGAAGTCGTATTGATGTTCGATCAAGATGATGCAGGAAAGAAAGCTACAGATCAAGCCGCTAAGATCATTGGCTATGATAAGGTTAAGGTAGCATCACTACCTGAGAAAGACCCTTGTGATGTACTTATTAAGCATGGTTCAGCTATGCTAATGAACTGTATCTTTGATGCACGTACATTCAGTCCAGCAGGTGTTGTTAAAGGTGAGGCTATCTGGGAACAATTCATGCGTAAGAAAGAAACTAATTCTTTGCCTTACCCTGAATGCTTGAAGACCCTAAACGACAAACTGCATGGTCTTCGCTTAGGTGAGATTGTGTTGTTCACATCAGGCACAGGCTCAGGTAAGAGTACAGTCATTAAAGAGATTGTACTTGAAATCCTAGCTAAGACAACTGATATGATCGGTATGGTGTCACTCGAAGAATCCATTGGTGACTCTGCTGAGAAGTTTATTGGTATGCAGTTACGTAAGAACCTTACTACAAACAAAGTAACTGAGGAAGAAATGTATGCAGCTCACCAACAAGTCTTTGGTGATGAACGCTTGGTACTGCTTGATCACCAAGGTTCTGTAGGTGATGAGTCACTTATAGATAAGCTTGAACACTTAGCCTTGATGGGTTGTAAGTATATCATCCTTGACCACATCACTATTGCTGTGTCTGAAGGTGCTAAGGGTCGTACAGGTAATGAGGCAGTTGACTCAGTTATGAGTGATCTACTTAAGATCTGTAAGAAACATAACGTCTGGCTAGGCGTTGTGTCTCACCTACGTAAAGGTGAAAAGCCTTTTGAAGAGGGTCACTTGCCAACCATTGATGATATCAAAGGCTCAGGCTCTATTAAACAAATCTCATTTGACATCATTGCTTTCTCACGCAACATGATTGCTGAGACAGAACAGATGCGTAACACAATTAAGCTTCGTGTATTGAAGTCTCGATTCACGGGTATGACAGGTGACTGCGGTAATACTAGGTATGACGCTGACACTGGTCGCTTAATGCAAACAACTTTTGTTGACTTTGAATAAATGAATCCATTAAATTATCTTACTGAACGTGTATCGAAGGTTGTCCCCAACTCAGATAAGATCTACAATGAGGGTGCTCGCCTTCTAGCACACTACCCAACATGGGAATATGAACTTGAAAGATTTATCAACGAGTCTTGGGATACCCTCCTTAGATACTGCATTCGTAACAAGAACGCAACGCATAGCGCCTCTGTTAAACTCACCTTTGCTTCTGACCTTATCGGAAAAAGAATTGCAAGAGCTATTGGAGCTGACGAACTTGATATCAAGTCAACTCTATCGCTTGGAGATCTTCTTCTCGAAACGTTCCTTCAAGATGGACTGATTGACATCTTCAGGGAATATGCAGGATACAAAGCTCCCTACATGGTACGCATTGTTAACCAAGCAGATGATATTAAGCCAACATTAATTGGTACATCATTCGAACCTTTGTTACCTATCATGGGTCTATATAGCCCATTAACTAAAGAACCCTTTATTAAGGGCTGGACTAACTCTAAGCTTTTCCATGATAACCTTAATAAAACCTTTGTAAGATCCCTTGAGACCCTTCGTCAGCAGTCTTGGAAGCTTAACATACCAGTGTTAAATGCTATGCAAGCACAGACTCCTAAGGAAATCCTTGAGTTGATCGATGAAGATGGTGTTGTAAGAGAATACAATATACACCATGAAAACCTAGAGTTACCTAAGAAACTATCTCATACAGATGGTACTAAGTTCCTTGGTAAGAAGGATCCTAAGCTACAACGTATGATGAGTAAATACTTTGAGTACATGCAAGTGCTTAAGAAAGCTGAGATGATCGGTGAAAGAACTTTCTTTCAGGAAGTCTCTTGTGACTACCGAGGTAGAGTATATTATGCAGAATCATTCTTAGAGTTTCAAGGTAGTGATCTAGCTCGTAGCTTGTTTATGTTTGCCAACAAAAAGAAAGTTACTGAGAGAGGTTTATTCTGGATCAAAGTGCATACAGCAGCTTGCTTTAATAAATCATTTATCATCAGTGATATACCTAAGTACTTTAAGACAGACTATAAAGCCTATCTTGAGGGCGAAGGTCTTGATACTATATCAGTAGACAAGATGACTCTTGAAGATAGAGTTGCATGGGTAGATAATAACATTGAGTTTATCTATGATGTAGCTCGTACTAAGACTATTCATCCTGATGCTGAAAAGTCTTATAGCTTTTTAGCTTGTTGTAATGAATTACTAGGATACAAGAGAGCTAAGATGGAAGGCAAGGAGTTCATGTCTGGACTACCTATACCTATTGATGGTAGTAATAACGGATGGCAACACTTAGCGGCTATGTCTAAAGACAAACAAGCTGGTACGCTGGTGTCACTTGTTCCTACACCTATCCAGAAAGACTTCTACGTAGCTGTCGCTAAAGAACTTATTGGTATTATGCCTGAGTACTTTGAGATTAAAGGTATGCCTATGAAACATATCAGAAAAGGTATAGCTAAACGAGGCTCAATGACTCGTGCATACAGTGCAGGTAAAATGCGTATAGCAAAAAACATGTACGAAGACTGTCACGTAGAAGGTTATACTGTT